AGCCACGGCGGGCGACAGCGGCACAGCCACGGCGGGCGACAGCGGCACAGCCACGGCGGGCGTCAGCGGCACAGCCACGGCGGGCGTCAGCGGCACAGCCACGGCGGGCGACAGCGGCACAGCCACGGCGGGCGTCAGCGGCACAGCCACGGCGGGCGACGGCGGCACAGCCATGGCGGGCGTCAGCGGCACAGCCACGGCGGGCTACAGCGGCACAGCCACGGCGGGCGACAGCGGCACAGCCACGGCGGGCGTCAGCGGCACAGCCACGGCGGGCGTCAGCGGCGTAATTGCTATCCAGTACTGGAACGGGAAGCGATACAAGACCAAGATCGCTCACGTAAAAGACGAGGATGGCGATGGGGAGTTGGAGCCGAACACGCCGTATCGACTGGATGATGGCGGTAATTTCGTTAAGGTTGCAAGGTAAATTATGGAGGTGCCTGTGATTTCCCTGACAGTAAAGGCAACAATAAAAATCCCGACCGCACCAAATGCGCTCCGACGCGCTGATGGCATTATGATGAAAGTCTGCGACTTCCCAGACGACAGCCTGAAGCAGATCGGCGCGGAGTGGACCAAGGCGCTGATCGCTAACGCGGAACGGCAGCGGGCGCAACCAGACAGTAAGGGCTCTCCCTGTGGCTAACAGCGTAGCTGGAACTGCGCATCCCGCGTGAGCTGCCGCGCCTCTGGGCAGTAACGAGGTAAATTTTCGTGGATAAATTAAAGGGAATTATATACTTGACTCCCACAGCGAAATCAGCGGGTTATGAATAGCCCGTTCCCCTATTTCGGAGGGAAGCGCACGGTCGCGGCGGCTGTGTGGGCGCGGCTCGGATCGCCTGCGCAATACATCGAGCCGTTTTGCGGATCGGCAGCGGTTTTGCTGGCGTGCCCGCGCCCGGCTGCGCTTGAAGTCGTGTGCGACGGGTCCGGCTTCATCGCCAATTTCTGGCGCGCGGTCAAGCATCAACCGGCTGCGGTTGCGGAGTGGGCGGATTACCCCGTATCGCACATTGACCTCGGCGCGCGCCACGGCTGGCTTATGGCGCAGCGGGATCGCATCGGCGCGGCAATGCAAGACCCGGACTGGGCAGGCGATGCCAAGGTTGCCGGTTGGTGGCTGTGGGGGCAATGCTGCTGGATCGGTTCCGGCTGGTGCGACTGGTTCGGCAAAATCCCGCATGCGAGCGATGCCGGGAGGGGCGTACAGGCGATAGGCAAAATCCCGCATGCGAGCGATGCCGGGAGGGGCGTACAGGCGATAGGCAAAATCCCGCATGCGAGCGATGCCGGGAGGGGCGTACAGGCGATAGGCAAAATCCCGCATGCGAGCGATGCCGGGAGGGGCGCAGACGCCTTGCTGACCTCCTGCGGGCGCACAGCATGGGCGTGGCTGCATCGGATCGCTGACAGGCTTGAGCGGGTGCGCGTGGTGCATGGTGACTGGTCGCGCTGCCTCAACAATCATTTCGGTGGTGACGACACGGCAGTATTCCTTGACCCGCCTTATAGGTCCTACGAGGCGCTCTACGGCAAGGCTGGCGCGGTTGCCGATGCGGTCGAAGCATGGGCGCGCGAGAACGAGCACCTGCGGATCGCCCTATGCGGGCACCGTGACGATTACAAGCTGGCCGGATGGGACGCCGTGGAGTGGTCGCGCGGGCGGCTCACGTATTCGGGCGGCCAAACCACGGATAGCGAGTGCGTCTGGTATTCGCCAGCTTGTCTCCCGGCAGTGCTCACGCAAGAAAGGCTTTTCGCATGAGCGCCGTGGGAGTTAAGTATATAAGTCCCAAATTAAAGCCGCCCACCACCGCCCAGATCACCACCGAACTCATGCTGCGAATCCCTCGCGATATCCCTGGATGCCTGCACTGGCGGAATAATACTGGCGTAGCGCGCGCGGATAACAGGTTCGTTCCGTTTGGTATGGTTGGCAGTGCCGACATGCTCGTTGTATTGCCGCCGCGCGGTAGGCTCGCCGGGGTGGAAGTGAAAGGACCCGGCGACCGGCAGAGCGTGATCCAGGCCGCTTGGGAACTGGCAATACAGCGTGCAGGTGGGGTGTATGTTTTGGCTGAGAAGATCAAGTGGGGCGTTGGTGATCGGGGACGTTTGGTGCCTGACGTCTCCGGCGTGATTGCGCGGTTACGGGAGGCGTGCGGATGAGCGACGATGCAGTGGGGCGGTTTCGATATCTTCCGGTGCCTGATTTTCCGGCTTACAGGGTTCGCGATGACGGCGTGCCGTGCGTGTGATCATCGGTTGCGAAAAATCCGGGGTAGTGCGCCGTGCCTTCCGCGCACTCGGCCACGAGGCGTTCTCTTGCGACATCGAGCCATCCGAGGACGGCAGCCCGTTTCATTTTCAATGCGACATCCGGGATATTCCGAAAGGTGCCTGGCATCTGGGAATTTTTCATCCACCCTGCACCTACCTCACCCTGGCCGGCGCCCGCTGGCTGTACCAGAACGGCAGGGGTAAGATCAGAGACCAACAACGATGGTTTGATATGGAAGCGGCTGCGATGTTCTTCAACGAGTTACTGTCGCTGGATATTCCGCGCATCTGTATTGAGAACCCGGTGATGCACGGGCACGCAAAAGAGCGTATCCTGAGTCCGTACAACCAAATCGTGCAGCCATATTTTTTCGGACACCCGGAGACCAAGAAAACCTGTCTTTGGCTGAAGGGGTTGCCGCCGTTGGTGGCGACAAAGATGATTCCTCCTGATTTTGTACGGTGGCCGAAGGGTCGCGGTAACGGCTACGAGCCGAAGTGCCACTACGAGTCCCCTGGCGCGGATCGGGCGGCGAACAGGTCGAGAACGGTTGTCGGTTTGGGTGAGGCAATGGCGGAGCAGTGGGGAACTTATGGGGATCCGGGAGCGGGAGAGTAAGTCGGAGAACGGCTGGTATTGCCGGGGGTGTTGGGATGCGGCGGGGTGGATTTGATGCCAACGACTATCGACTGAAAGCCGATGCCCCGCACCGTCTACCCCGCAGTGACCACCAAGGTCCGCCGCCACCTGGCAACCGGGAAGCTCAGCTACCGCCAGATCGCCCGGATGTGCGGCGTGTCCGATTCCTACGTGCGTGAGATCGAGAAACGCGACAGGCTGGTAACGATGGACCTGAGCGGCCAGTGGATATCGCCAGTGGGCAGTGGGCTAACTGACCAGCTATCGGGCCGTTAGTGCGGAGATTGCATCCGCCAGCAGCGCAGGGGTTACACCCCCAGACCTGACCACGCCCCGCCATCCCTGACCGCCAGCGGTCAATAACCCACAACTTTCGCCTTATCTTCCCCGTTTCTTCCCATTATTAACGGCCAACAACGTGCTCACCTGTATCGGTCACCGCAGGTCGGAGCGGGCCTCTGGTGATGCTGTCCAGACTCTGGACAGCATTTCCACCATGGAGGGCAGTAAATGCCTACAGCAGCAAAGATAGAAGATAAATGTCAGCTACCGGCATTCGCAGTAAAGATAGCGATCTACGACCATTCGACCCCACAGGAGACCTCACGCGCCATCGACGCCGTGTGCGCCGCCATGTCCCGTCAGGAGGCTTCAGCGGAGCGCCTGCGGGTCCTGCTGGGCCGCCTGCTGGTCCACGTACAGGATCAGCGTTTGTTCGAGCCGGAGTATTCCAGCTTTGAGCTTTTCACGCAGTCCGTGACCGAGCGACACCGGATGTCGCGGGCCACGCTGCGGGAGGCGCTCATGATCGCGCGCCGGTTGCCCGGGATCACGCCTGAGCAGGCAGAGGATATCCCGATGACCTCACTGGCGCTGGTGGCGCGGGCGGCCAAGAACGCCGATCCTCGGGCGGTTTCGGGGATGTTGCGTCACGCGGCTAACCACTCGGTCGCGGAGGTCCGCGAGCATACGATGGGACTGGTGCCGCAAAAGAAGCAGAACGGCGTCATTATCCGCCTCATGGTTACGGCGGCGGTGGCGAAGCGGTGGAAGGCACTGGCCGGGGATGACGCAGGGGCGGCGTTTGCGGCGCTCGTGATGGGTGGGGTGGCTAAGGCGGCGTAAACAGAAGCGGCGTAGTATTTTATAAAGCAGTCACCGCTATAGGTTGTGGGCCACGGACTAAAACCCGTGGCCTTTTTATTTTTTGCGGTTTTTTATTTACATGGCGACTGGCTTCGTGATACGTTATCCTTGTCCGCCAGGGGTCATGTCCTGCGGCAGCGCGGCGAGCGACCCGAGGGCCACCCTCCTGGTTCCGGGTCGCCCGCGCACCAAATTGGAGGGTTAATTTTGACAGCACAAGAAGCAGCATCAGCAGCCTTAAGCCCTGCATTGACTGAGATCGGCCAGCGCATTGTCTGGGACGATCACCAGAACGACCACTGCACGACTGACCCGATCTTCTTTGTCCAGCAGCGGAAGCGGATTTACGGGATCGAAATGGACTACGACCAGCAGATCGTCTGGCTCCACGGCGATGAGTATACGGAACTTGGGCCGGAGCAGTCCGCGATAGCAGAGGAGTATTTTGGGGAGTGTGGGCGGGGGCCTGCGTTTATCGCGGACGGCGTGGCTTACGGCGCACTGCACGAGGCCGACCCGAACGCTGCCATGGACGCGGTGGAGGCTCCTGACTACGTATCCAATCTCCGCCGCCTTGGCTACATCGATATCTGGGAATTTGTTCAGCCGTTCTTCACCCGCCAGGGCGCGGAGGCGTACATCAAGTCACAGGCGCACCGCCTGACAGACCCGCGCGTTTATGTGGCGTCGGCGTATCGGAATCCTGAGTGGCAGGGTGTGCGGGAGTGGCTGAAGGCGGATGCGTTGTGAGCGATAATGCCTGCGTAGTTACTCCATCCAGCCCCGCCACCGCCTGGCTCTGGTTCGCCAGCACCCTTGAGCGCGTACCCGACGGGTTGAGCGAGGAGAGCGTTAAGCGTCTGGCGGATCTGCGCTTGCATGCCCTGGAGATGGCGGGGGAGGCGGCGACACTGAAGGGTATAAAAGCATGACACACGGTTCCCTGTTCGCAGGCATCGGTGGCTTTGATCTTGGTTTTGAGAGGGCAGGGATAAGAACCTCATGGCAGGTTGGGACCGAATGACCGACCTGCGGGTGATCGAGGACATCAAGCGACTGGTCAGGCTACCTGCCTTCATCGGCCAGTACGTAAGTCTGCGCAAGGTCGGAGGCCGATACACGGGGCTGTGTCCGTTCCATAAAGAAAAGTCCCCAAGTCTATCAGTACACGATAATTACTACAAGTGCTTTGGTTGCAGCGCCAAGGGCGATGTCCTTACATTTTACCAGGAGATCAATTCCGTCAACTTCTCCGATGCAGTTAAGGCGCTGGCTGAATACGCGGGCGTCTCTCTCGACCCCCGCAGGCCCATGCCCCGCGCCGCACAGCACGCCGCCCGCGAGGATGCCGCTGTATCGGCCTGGTGGTGGGCGCGGCGGCGTCAGTGCGTCATAGACGCCACCTGCGTGGCGTTTAACGACGAAGACGAGGAGTTCGCCGAATGCTGTGGCAGACTAAGGCGGTGGATCGAAGCCATGTCGCCCGCCGACCGCGTTAACCAGTGGCTCTGCCACGGCACGGCAGCGGAGAGGCGGGAGTATCGTCAGGAGATGGCGGATAAAGATGGCTGGCTGGCTGAGATGCAGGGGATGTGGGTAACGGCGCTGGCGGAGGATACGGCGGCGTGACGCATACACTGGAGTGCGGCGACTGCCTGGAGTTGATGAAGGAGATTCCGGCGGGGTCGGTGGATATGGTGCTGTGCGATCTGCCCTATGGGACGACGCAGAACAAGTGGGATAGCGTGATTCCGTTTGAACTGTTGTGGAAGGAGTATCGGCGGGCCTGCAAGAGGAATGCGGCAATGGTGTTCACGGCGATTCAGCCGTTTACAAGTGCGCTGGTGATGAGCAATCCAGGGATGTTCAAGTATGACTGGACATGGCGGAAACCAAAGGGTACCGGGCACCTGAATGCAAAGAAGCAGCCGTTGCGTGACAAAGAGGACATTATAGTTTTTTATGAAATACAGCCTGCCTACAATCCCCAATGGGGCAACGGCGAGCCTTATAACGGAAATTCACGGATTGGCAAGAAACAGCAGACCAGTAATTATGGAACCTATGAAGCTGTCAGAGAAGATAGCGACGGAAGACGATACCCAAAACAGGTAATTGAATTTAATGTTGTGGGTGTTGGCGGCGAGCACCCCACCCAAAAACCAGTAGCCCTCTTCGAGTACCTCATCCGCACCTACACCAACCCCGGCGAAAATGTTCTCGACAACTGCTGCGGTTCCGGCACAACCGGCGTAGCCTGCGCCAACACTGGCCGCTCCAGCATCCAGTTCGAGTTATCCCCGGAGTACGTGGCTATCGCCCGCAGGAGATTGGATCAGGCACTAAACCCCACCAGTGAAACAGGACAGGCGGCGCTGTTCACACAGTCCGAGGCCACCCCCGCGTGATCCCCGGCGAGGACACCCCCACCACAGATCCCGACGCCACAGAACCATCCACACACAAACCCACCACGCCGCTCGCCTTCAGGGTCGCCAGTGCGATCCTGGCCGGCGTCGAAGCCTGCTACGAGCCGGAACTTGCACGCCTGTTCGCCTGCGCCTACCTGCAGCGCGGGGAATCCGTCCTGGAGGCCGACGAACTTGAGGCAAAATTAAAATCCAGGTTCGGCAAGGATTTCAACCTTCACCGGTTCCGTAAGGGAGTCAAGGCGATTCAGGAGCAGATAGCGGCGGAAGCGCGACCCGTTTCCGGTTCGGACTGGACCTCAAAGCTAATCCGCAAACCGCCCTCTTTCACTCAGGCTGCCCCATGCGTCACCAACGCCCTCCTTTATTTCGACAACCACGAAGCGTGGGCGGGAAATCTGAAATGGAACGAGTTTACGGGTGAGCCGCTTGTGACGGGCGACCTGCCCATCGGGCTTGCCGCCGGAGAGCCTGTCCGCGATCATCACGACACGCTCGTGCAGTCGTGGTTCGAGCGCGAGACGCAGGACTACAAATGGACAATCGACACCGTGCGGCGGTCAGCCGACTGCTGGGCTAAGGCGAACAGTTTCCATCCCGTCAAAGACTACCTGAACGGACTTCCAGCCCATGACGGCGTGCCGCGCCTTGAAACATGGCTACAGCGGCTCTGTGGCGCAGGCCCCAGCGAATCCAACGACTCCGATGATGCAATCGCACTGAATAACTTCATCTCGGCTATCGGAGTGCGCTGGTGGATATCGATGATAGCCAGAATCTTCGAGCCAGGCTGCAAGGTTCACCATGTGCTCGTGCTTGAAGGGGCTAAAGGCATCGGGAAAACGACCCTGGCTGAGATCATTTTCGGAGAATGGTACGCCGTCATCGTGGGCGATGTCACCAGCAAAGACAACCAGGCGCTTCTGAGCGCGGGCCTCTGGGGTGTTCTGATGGACGAACTGGACGTTCTCGGAAAGTCAGAAATGCGCTCGATTAAGTCATGGGTAACCCGCGACTTCGAAAAGTTCCGGCCCACCTGGGGCCATCGCCACGAAAAGCGCCCTCGCCAGTGCGTGTTTATCGCAACCGTGAACGGCGACGATTGGGCGCTCGAAGAGGACCGACGATGGTGGCCGGTGGCGTGCAAGAAGGCGTTCGATCTGGACGGCCTGCGCGCGGAACGCGACCTGCTGATGGCTGAGGCGCTGCACCGCTATCGGGACGGCCAGCGCTGGTACCTGCACCCGGATGAGGATAGGGAGTTGATCGTAACCGCCAGGCAGGAGCAGTCCACGCGCGTAACTGAGAACGTTAACGCGGTAAGCTTTCTGTCGGCGGCCCACGCCTGCGCGGGGCTTTCGCATGAGTTCCCCGGAACATGCTCCGTGGAAGAAATTATGAATAACCTCAAGGTGCCGCTTGGCAGGGAACGCTTCAGTCTTGCCCCGCAATGCGGAAAGGCGCTCACGCAGTCCGGCTGGAAGCGCGAGCGCCCACGCGGAGACGACGGCGTGCAGAGGGTCAGATACCGGAAACCGGATAAAGCCTAGCGGAGCGTGGCCTGGGTGGCCGCAGTCAGCGTCGGCCCGCAGCCAAGCGCTCCCATTCCCAGCGATCCTTACGGCATTCGCTGAGCGCTTTCTCTGCCGCGTCTTTCTCGATTCGGAGCGTCTGGATCTCTGCCGCCATCAGGTCAATGGCCGAAGGCGGGTCGGTCCATGCGTAGTTCGGGAATAACGATGCGTACCGGGCGAGCAGCACCGTGGATATATCGGTGAGCAGACCACGTAGTTCCCGCACTTCGGCCATGTATTGAGGTGATACGGGGGCATCCGAAAATTGCGATATTGTCTTATCAAACCCTTCCCCGCAGCATTTCTGGCAAGGTTGCACGCCATGGAATATCTGGCCGAGATACGTTCCCTTGCCGCCGCAAGCGGGACATATCAGAACGGACGATTGAGTTTCCGGGCGATGCAATCTGCCGTGCCTGTCCTGCGCCCCTTCGGGCGTATTAAGCTCCCTCATAAGGATCTCCCAATGTCCTGCTTTCTTTAGCCTGGCGCGGCGGGCGGAAGAGGCTCTGCTTGCGGCGGTCGGCCAGGGAGCGTTCCAGTTCGGCAATCAGGTCCCGGCTGTGCTGACGGGCGAATATCATGCGTTGCAGTGAGGCGTAAGCAATATCAGCGTCAGGCAGGGATATCAGGCCTAAGTCTTTGGGTACATTACTCATGAGTGTCCTCGGTTGTTCTCAATTTCTTCGATGCGGGCTATCGGCAGATGGTGGTTCACGCCCGCCACCCCGCGAACCGGCAACTCCGCCCGTGCGGCTCGCCGAGATCGATGGACGCTCCGCAATCGGAGCAGACGGGCCTATCAGCGCCTGTGTAAATTCCGCGTCCTCGTTCGGGTGGCGGATCGGCCGCCGAGCGGTCGTGAAGCCAGAAGCCGACGGCGAGCGCGACGGCGGCGACAGCGCAGGCGATGAAAAATGATTCAAGCATTAAAATCCCCCCTAGGTCTTTCCTGGCGCGGCAAAACGCCCAGAATGTAGCGCGGTCTCTCGACACGCAATCCTTTTGATTTCCTGTAAACTCGTATCGCGGTGCCTTGTGATACGCCCATCATTTCCGCTATCTGCCGCCACGTGTAACGCTGCGGGTCTTCACGCAGGGCTATCACGCGGGCAGCGTCCGTGGTGGCCGGCCTACCCGGTCTCGGGGTGGTCGCTCGCGGGGTGGTTTTCCGCGTCTTCTGCGGCGGCTCGATGACGCGAACCGTTACTTTCGCGTTAGGATCTTCGGTAAAGATCCGGGCGAGATCCGCAGCAAGCATCAAAGCGGCTCCAGGCGGCTGAGTCCTGGTTTCCGGTTCGGGGGGCGGTAAGTCGGGTAACGCAGACATAGCCCCTTCAGAATCCATCATTCGAACCCCCGACAACCACAATAATACGAATCAAACTCATAAGCCCCGTGCGCAACGAATCCCCGGCACCGCCCCTGCTCTACTACGGTACGTCGGTTGCCTGGTACGTTCCGCGCCATGCTGTCGGGGTCGTGCGCCGCCCATGCGTAACCGCACAGTCCGCAGCTATCGACAGCCCGCCGCGACCCTTCTCCCATGTACTCGAAGAACGCCAGCCTCATGCTGGATGGCTGCGTGTGGCCACAGGAGCACCGCGCTACGCGCCCGGACAGGTCCGGAGTGGCCATGGGCACCGGGTCGGCACCGATGCCCACGCAGATCGCGCATGATGGATTGCCGTGACCGTCTGTGGAGTTGGCCGCGTGGCCGCAGGAGAGCATGGTGTCAGAGAGCATGGTGTCAGAGAGCATGGTGTCAGACATGGGATACCCCGTATATTAATCCAACCAGGCACAGCGCCAGCAACCCATACCACAACAGCAGGCATCGGGCGTGCCGCTCCTCGTCCGTAGCATTGCGCCAGAATTCTTTGATGTCTTTGCCGAGCGCCTTCATGGTGTCCTCCAAAGGGGAATTATATACATGAGTACAGAATGCCTCACTTCTTGGACGCACGCTTCGCCCTCTTTTTCTCGCGGCGCTTCGAAGCCTTCGCTTTCTCCTTTGGCTTGTAGTTCAGGACTACGTCGGAGATCAGGTCTAACTCGGGTGGCGTCTTACTCATGTTTAGTTGCCTTTCGTGCTGCCCACTTCATCGCGTCATCTGCGTTTTTCTTCAGGAATCGCGCCAACTCCCTGAGTCCGAGTTGGCTGTACGTGGATGCCAACACCCGCATCCTTCCGGCTTCGTCAAGCGCGAACTCTCGTTGCTGTTCATCATTCATCGTCGCCCCCGTCGTTACACATACAGGGAATTTGATCCGGCTCGGGGAGTTCTTCAGCTTGCGCCGGGGTAATGTTTACGAACTGACTCCAGGCGAATTTCCGGCCAAGCCCTTTGACTGCTGGCGTTCCATCTTGCAGGAGCCTATCGGGCTGACTGTGATACGCAACCGCGTTGCGCTCCATTGCCAATGCGTCCTCGAAAAGATCGGGGTGAGTGTCCCGAAGCCAGATTATTTCGTGGGGTTTAGACGACGGGCAGAAGTAACAGGCAGACTTCATGGGAATCGGCAGGCCTGCCCGCTCCAGCGCGTCAAGACACTCTTGTTGACCCCATCCCCATTCCTTCAGCAAGTATCTGTAGCGATAGCGTCCCTTTTCAAAAATCCCGCTCCCGCGCTTCTCTCCCGCGTGGTAGCCAATGATTTTGGTGATGATCTGATCCCGCCCGTAGGTCTGCGTCTCGTACCGCTCCATGATCTGATGCTTGAATTTTACGGAGCATCCCGGAAATCCGTAGGACTTAGACGGCAATGTACCGTTTCGGAAACAACTCTCGCGGAGACTGTCCCGCCAATGCCCAACAGTGATAATTCCACGGTCGAGATTGCGGACTACCCACGGTCGCATGTACCGATCAACGTAGTCATAGGTTTCCGGCTTCTCTCCGCGCTTTTCTGGATCACTGCCAGCCGTGTCCGCGAAGATGATGTAGTCAGGCGGTTCGATGCCCTTCTCTTTCATGCCAACCAGCATCGCGCTACCGTTGATCCCGGCCCCGTAGGACATTCCGGTAATCATGCCGACACCTTCGCAATCAACCGCTCATACGTGAGGCGTTTCCCGACAATGGCGTCAATGAACGATTCCAGCCGCCGCATGGTGTGGCGCTTCACGTCGCCTTCGTTCAGGCGGAACGTGAACTCATCGACGTATCGGTGCAGATGCTTCGGAGACACCTGATGGTAAACGCCATGAATGCCGCGCTTCAGAACCGCCCAGACCGATTCAATGCCATTCGTGTGGGCTACGCCGTTGACCCACTGGCCAGCGGAATGGTTGCAGGTTTCGTGCCGGAAGAACAGGCCGTTCAGGTCAGTGTACGCGCCGAATTCGTCCGTGTAAATCTGGCTGCCAGCTTCCACCGCGCCGTGAATCTCGTTCTGGACCGTGCCCGCGTCCGTGGAGTCCACCACCATAGCGACCGTGCGGCCACCAGCGCCACGCTCCCGCATCCCGAGGACGGCAGTCTTGCCGACGCTCCCGCGTCCAGCCTTGAGCTTTTTGTGCTCGTGTTTGTTCTTTTCCTTGCCACCGACAAACGTCTCATCAATCTCGATGATGCCCCGGAGTTTGTCGATGTTGTCGGGCGACGAACAGGCTTCCCGCAACCGGCCCAAAATAAACCAAGCGGTTTTCTGGGTCACGCCGATTTCCTTCGCCAACTGCATCGAACTGATACCCTTGCGGGCCGTGACAACCAGGTACATCGAATAGACCCACTTGTGAAGCGGAACCTTCGACCGTTCAAACACCGTGCCAGTCCGAACCGTGAAATCGAAGTTACAGGCGTTGCAGTGATAGAACCCCAACCGCTTGCGGACGGTGACCTGTTCACCAGACCGGCAGTCGGGGCAAACCGTGCCAGTGGGCCAGAGCCGCGATTCGAGATAGACCCGCGCCGATTCGTTGTCGGGGAACATCTCGAAGAGTTTGAAAGTGCTGATGGTCGAACGGCTCATGACTTAATTGTAGATGAGTACAGAGGCGAACGCAAGCGAAAATCGTCTGTACTCATGTATATAATTCCCCTCCAAAGCTTCCGCAACTGATACCACAGCATCGCGCAGCCTGACCCGAAGAAGAATCCGCCAAGCCACAAGCACAGTTCCATTACGCCCCGCTCCGCTGGGGTGAGGGTCATGACTTAACCCCTGACGGCTTCACGTTCGGATCAACGCCCTCAGGCTCCTCCGCTGCTTCCGGGTATCTTCGTGGTGTGCCTGCTTCCGCAATCCGCTTATCAATCGCAGCCAGCCTCCGCGCGGACTGCTCCCCCGCCTCGTGGCGCAACGCCTGAAGCGCCAGCAGTTCCGTCGAGTACAGGTGTAGCGGGCGCTGCGATGTGGTTTTATCCCAACCATGAAGTGAATGATGAACGGAACTGGAGCACGCCTTGCCGACTTCATCCGCGTAGGAATTAAACATCCATCCCTTAGTCAGAATCATTCCAGTCCACCCCGGCCGCGGCGGCGGAAGGTCGGGCTTCACCACTGCCGTTCTCCGCATGGCACGCTCCAGCATTACTTCCCGTGCCAACTGCTCTATGGTGGCCTCCAGCGAGGCTAACTGTGCTTTCTCCGTCTTCGTCATGGATTATCCTTTTCTGTCCTATTGCTCCAGGCGTTTAGTCCATCTGTACCGCCATCGGTCGTAGCGGATCAGTTCTTCGCCGTCGATGGATGCGCCCAATCGCATAGCGTCTTCGATCAGTCGCCGGATTGCGGTCGTGTGTTGTTTCTGCCTAGCGAACTTTGTGGGATAGATGCCAGAGGCCCGAACCTCATCAACCCTGGCGCAAACGTCCTCCGGGGAGAATCCGAAGTACGCACAGCTGGCATATTCGTAATAGTCACCTTTGCGCCACTGGTGAATACCCCGAAGCGTCACTGAGTAGCTTGCTTCATGGAACATGGCGTGGTGCATCGGATCTCCGACAATCGCGCAGATATCCGGCCCTTCGCATCCCAACCCTCCGAATGAGGCATTTTTCTCACGCGGTATCCTGCCGTCTGGCGTCTGCCAGAGCACTTCGTATGAGGCGATAGCTTCGATCCGGCCAGCGCCAGCCTTTGCGCCGTAGCTATTGAAGCCGGAAATGTGCATCGCCAGTTCTCCGACACGGAACGTCCCCGCGTATCCCATAGCGTCGATAACGCGCGGGTCTCCGTCCGGTATCTCAATTGTCCGGATCGAGCAGGGATACCCAAATAACATTTGGTTGCCGTATGTCCCGTAGACCCGATCTTTTCCCACCAGCCCCGCTGGTTGCGGATGAACCGCTATATAGCCTCCCGTAAACATCAGGTTCACTCCATCCCTTCCGGCATGATATCGCCGTTCGTTACCAGTACGTCGGTACGGGAAACATCGTCCTCTTCGATCTCCCGCGTTGCCGTGTTCAGCATGTGAAGCCGAGCGTTTTGCAGTTTGCGCCACGCCCACGGATATCGCACCCGGCGACCCGCAAAGCGAAATAACTCATTGGCTGCGTGAGCTTCCGGCGTCATCAGCAGATACTTACGCATGACTCACCTCGGGGGTGGTTACCGCCGCAACCCCCCGCCGCTTATTTTTGGCCGTGGATCGCGGTAACTTAGCTATCTCAACCACGGCCCCTTCAGCGATCAGGGAATCGCACAGATTATTAAGCATCACCGTACTGCCGAGAATCCGAAGACATACCGAGTGCATCTCCGTTTCCTCATGCCGGTAGTCGGAGCTGAAGCGGTCTCCGCTTTCCGCCATATCCACGGCCACGACCCGGCGAATATCGGCCAGTGTCACCTTGGCGTATGCCACCTCGAAGCCAGCGCAGGAATAGTCCAGCTGGCATTCGTGCGCGTTCTCAACCAGACCGCTGACCGCCGCCGCTATCCGGTCCAGCGTCTCTATCGGCGTCGGGTCGTTGCGGTGCGTGCGCTTCGCGCCGGTGCGGTCCTTACGCATGGGTAGCCTCCGAAATATCCGCGTCCACCCGAGACCATACCCCATCACCGGCCAGCCCCCGCATGGCTTCGATTCTCTGCGCTTTATCCATTTTTTCCTGCCCTCCCAGGCTAATTACTCAGCAACCACACCGCCAGCAGACCCAGCCCGCAGGCCAGCACCAGCAACCCGGCTCCGGCTACCGCGTCCCACGCCGACGACCTCACGGATTACTCCCAGCAACTCCGCCAGATGTCTTCGTCGTCGCGGCGGCTCGACTCGCTGGTCAGCGAATACCGTTCCACGTAACGTTCAAACAGTTCCGCCGTCGTCTTCTCCAGATCCTGGCTCAACCCGGCGCCCGGGCGGGAGAACTGCACCGAACTGTCATCCGGCGGCAGCACTCTGGCGAGAAGCGACTCAATCGCGCCACCGGTCTCAAACGGCAATTCCGTCGGCAAACTCTCGCCGATCGCGCTGACCTGTTCCTGAATGTAGCGGGTCAACTGCCGTAACCGCACGGCGCGCAGGAACCCAGCTTCGCGCGAGTATACGGCGACGCCGATATTGATAAATTCCTGCGTCACGGGGTCATGCACGTAACGCAGGATGCTGAAAGTGTAAGGCGTTCTCACGCAAGCCTCCTTCTGATTTCTTCCGCGAACTCTGCCGCATGGGCGCTGACTGTCCTCAGATGCTGTTCGATCTTCGGTAGACTCCCATTGTTCCACTCCGGTGGCACCTCATTCACGATGCCATCCAGGACAGGCCCAGGCAAGGCGGCCAGCGCGTCTGTAAACCCTGTTATATCAATGGCCTTCGATTTCAACGCCCGGTAAAACACATGCTCGCTCAAATAGCGCTGTCCCTCCAGCCGCCACGGCTCGACCGACGCGAGGATATCCAGCAGAAAGGAGAACGCCAGTTCGTGATCGAACAGGTAGATTTCGTTGGCTCGGGTAAGAAGATTGGGATTATTGAAGCGGCGGTCGGGGTTCTGGACGAGCGCGTCGAACGCGACCGCCTCGGCCCGGTCGCGTGCTGCGAAGGCCTGGCGGTAGGATCTGGTCTTATTGCGTTCGTCGCGTTGCATGGTGCGGTTCATGCCTGCCTCGCGAGCTTCTGTACCTGCCAAAGCAGCATCGCGTCCGGGTGGCCTTCGTTGCCGTCGTCTTCGATGTCGCTGGCGGTATCGGCCAGCAGTGTGGCTAGCCGTTCCATCTGTTCGGCTGAAAGCGTAATCGTTATGGTTTTCATCTTGTGTATGCCGCCGTTAGCTTGACGCTGCATTGTTTACTCCCAGCACGCCCCGGCATCGCGCCAGAGCGGATACTCCCGATCCAGCCATGCAACAGCGGCGCATGCGTCCGCTGCCCATGCTCCGTGGATTCTGACGCCACTGTCCGTGATGAAGTAAACCAAAGTTGGCAGAGCGATCCTGGACAGGCACGCATCGTCGTAATCCTGCTCGTAACTGTATCGCCGCTCCAGGTTCATGTCCGCTCGACGGTCATAGAATGCGGCCTTGTAGAAAATCGATGCGCGCTTACGCCCTTTGTCGTCCACCAGATTCGAGTGCATCGCGTGGTCGGTGGCGACTTTTCGCCATCCCTCTGGTAAAGTGCAGGGGATAAACAGCGGGTCGGACGCGGACGGCTCGCCGAACTTAACGCCGAATCGCTCCAGAATCTCGCGATCCCCGTCCCCCATGCGCGACGGAAGCGCGCCGGAATGACATAGGTCGCGCTGGCCTGTTGCTTCCTGATGCCGGATCATCGCGTCAGCGCCTATGCCCATCGCCAATGCCATCATCATCGCTGGATCTTCTTTTGTCGTGTTTTTCGGTAGCTTCATGTTTCTTTTCTCCATTTCTTTTCTCCATTTAAAATCTCAACACCCGAACCTCGCCATATCGTCCGCGACCTCCCCGGCCCAGTCTCCCTTTGCCTCCATAGCGTCCCGCCTGTTGCACTCCCGGCACTCACCCGCGCGGGCGCGTCCGCAGTCGCACGAGGGAGCCACCTCTGCCGCCAGATCCTCAACCGCATCCCGCAGAGCCTCAACGCTGGCCAGATACAACGGCGGGTTATGGGCCAGCACGCGGAAGGTGTCCAGCGCGGCCCGGAGCGGGGGCGGGATACAGCCGCTCATGCAGCCGCTCATGCAGCCGCTCATGCAGCCGCTCATGCAGCCGCTCATGCAGCCGCTCATACTGACACCACCTTCAGCCGGGATATCTCGCGCTTGAGATTTTCCACCGCATCGGGCACCGACATCCAGTGAGCATAGTGGTGGTTCCATTTTCCCGAGTGCGGGTTGATATCCACGATCTCCCGCGCCGCCTCGATATCAACGAAGCGCCCGAACACGGTTAGCCAGTCCCCATCCACTCTGATTTGCAGCACGCCAACTATGGTTTGCAGTTCGAGGGTATGGAACACGTCGTCCACCTTGACAGCCCCTTCCGCGGCAAAAAGCGCCGTTATCTCGCGAGCGAATGCGGCGCGCATGGCCTTGCTCGGTTTACGCATGGGACTCCTCCGCCCCGGTTGCCTGGATGGCTCGTTCCTGTGCCTTAACCATCTTCGTCACCTCCAAGTGACAATACAATTATAATCATAAAACTACCATAATTGTCAAGGAAACTTTTATGGTAGTTTTTACGGTAGTTCGAACGTCCAGCGAACGAGCGCTCCCCGCCTGTAACCCAGTCAACTCAGCCCGTCCAGCGTCCAGCGGACGTCCGCTGGCAGCACATCTCCGCTTGCAGGGGGTGGTTACCCTCCCCGCTCGCCCCGCCACGGTTACCGCCTTCACGGCGCGGTAACCCCGCTAACTAGACCTGGCTGATGCCTCCCGCCCTCTTAGCCCTCGACTTTCTCTCGCTGATGCGGGCGCGGCACCGCTTGCACGAATCGGGCGCATCGGGATAGTGGCACGGCGCCCTCCCCGCCCGCGTCTTGCACGCGCGCCCCGCCGCGCGGGCGATCTCCCGGCGACGTTCCGGGGGCAGGTGGCTGAGTGGGCCTGTCACGTTAATCCCGTGCCGCCGCCGCTGGCTTGTCCTCAGTGGCCTCTTCCGGAATACTCCCCTGGGCGTCGAAACCGGGCAGTGATCCGAGCCACCACTTCAGCCGATCCCAGCGCGTGCGAATGCGCTCCTCACCCGTGTGCCATCGCCTTGCGGCCTGATAGACTGGCACTTCTGGTTCCGGCATTCCGCTAAGAAGCGGTTTCGACGTGAGGAGGATTGCGTCCTGCCCCGACCCTATTCCCAGCGCCTCGGCAGACGATCCTTCGCCCGGTCTGCCAGCGGGCGTCATCGCTTGCACCCTCCGATCCCTCATCGTCCATCTCCGTTCTCTTCGTCATCGGAGCGGGTGGGCCGATCCTCTTCATCGGGATCTTCGCCGTTTGCCACCGTGTTCCGCTCCCGCACGGCTTGAGCGTTTGCGGCCTCGTATTGCTTTTGGGTTATACAGCGCCCGTACTTCTGGCGATTATTTTCAGTGGCCCGGCAGATAGCCCATTTCGGGCCAAGGATGCGTTGCAGCTCCTCCGGCGTGGCGTGCGTTTTCAGGTATTCTGCGTAGGCCTCGCCCGTGCTGCCGCCTACGGTCATCGGGCCACCTCCCCGCCGCCAAATCCCACCGCCGGGATAGTCAGGGCGGTGCCGCCCAGCGCGCCGTGGCGCAGGATGCAGCGCAGCGTATCGTCCCATCCCAGGAAATCCCATACGCACCCTGCGGTTTCGGACGCCTTACGCGCGGCCTCGAATTCGGGCGAATCCCACTCATCCGCCCCGCCCGCCGCAAACCCGGCCTTGATCGCCGCCACTATTTCGCTGCCCTGCTTGTTTAGTGTCATTGTGTATCAACTCCTGAAACCATCTTAAGTCAATCGCAAAGACGATTGCAATAGTCAAATGCAAATAAAAGCGAAGATAGGGCGAAAGCATGGAAATATCCTGCCGGGAATACCGCACAAGGGGCAGGTACTCTATCGTGATGCCGTGGCCCCGCGCCATCTCTGGCCTCGACGCCCGTCTCTCTGTCACAGTCCCCACCCAGTCAGTCCCCAGTCAGTCACCCACCACCACCCCGAACGCCCCGACCACCCCAAAACCTCTGAGTATGGGTACCACTCCTTTTGAGCCAAGGTGAGATAGGCTGTGAGGCAACTTAGCTCACCTGTAACCTATTGATATATATATACTTATTTAATTTGAGATAAGTGAGTTAAGGTACCTTGACTAAAAAATCTCCCTATAGGGCCTCTATACCTTTTCGCTAAAAAACATATATACCCCCTTATGGAGAACGAATCGCGGAATATGCCTCACTCAGAGATTTACTTGTCTCAAAGTAGCGCAAGTAACACAAAACAAAAGACTTATTTTGAGATAGGGTGGTGAGATAGGGTGGGCGCTGAGATAGGGTACCTTATCTCAGTGCCGCTGAAACGCGAAACCCCCCAGCCGCGGCTGAGGGGTTTGTGGTCGGTTGGAGGTGACGCGGGTTTAGCCCGCAGCAGGTGACTTCTGTAAGATATCACGGGGGCGTGGGGGGAGTCAAGGGTAATTTGGGGCCGGGGGTGCTGCCCCGCTGGCCAGCGCGCCGGTAAGTAGCACGAAGGACCTGAGCGCCGCCGTGAGGTAGCGGTGCTCAGGTCCGGTCGGCGCCGTGGCACCAGAAAGGGCGAACGCCGCGCCCCTTTCCAGTGCATTCCCATTATACCATAACTGACCGCGTTCGCGGGTCATGGCCGCGTTCGCGGGCAGTTGGCTTGGTGGCCGGTAATGCTTGCCGCTCCGGCCACTGCGCAGTCCATGTCAGAGCCAACGGCTTGCTCATCAGGCGTTTAGGATTTCAGTGTACCACGCTCATCCTTTGGCAGCGTCCAGCTGACGTCCGCTGGCAGCACACTCCGTGTAACGCTGTAATGTACTGATTCTAAAAGAACGTAACGCGATGTAACAGGTTGTACCACCAAAACCCCTGCCTTGTAACGCATCCCCGGCCCACCCCGCGTTATAATGGGTCAGAAATGGTCGGATTCTCGATTGACAAGCACCCGCAGAGGCAACAAATCTTCGATTCCATCCTTGCCGGACGATCCGTAAGGGAGATTTGCGCCCTTGTAACACCTCCTGTATCATTCATGACGATACATAGATATAAGACTAAGATAATAAAGCCTTTAATAGAGAATGCTGAGAATAATCCAAAGCTGAAAAAGGCGCTTGTATCGTATGAAAACCTACCTGTACCACTTGTAAGTGATATGCAAGTCTTACAGGCGGTCCGGGAGAGGGCAGAAGCCGCCCCGGCGGTGACGATTTGCCGCGCCCGCATGGCTAAGGTCGGCCAGCGTCTAGACCGCGCCTTGGATCGTGCCGAAGCCGCCGTAAAGGTCATCAAAGACACCGACGGCAAAGACGTTGTGGTGGGGCAGGATCTCGCGCCACTGGCCCCGCTCATCAACCAAGAGCATAAGCATATAGAGCTGTGGGGCAAGCTCACCGGCGAGCTCCAGCCGGACAACCAGCAGCAAATCAACATCCAAGTGATTCAATGCGATTCAGACACCAGGGGCCGTGATTAGTTAGGCCTTGTGGCACGCGCACGGGCAGTTTTGTCGCGCGTACTTGGTGCCGTCCAGGCACGTCTTATAGTCGCCGTTCGGGGTGTGGCAGCCATCATAGTCGCATCTGACTGGCCGTGGGGGTGGTGGTACGGGCGGTATCACAGTTTGCGCCACTTTAGCGCCATCTGGATTACTTTTTGCTCCATCCACACTCCCGCTAGCTCCTGATTGGATGCTGGGCGGAGCTAAACGCGCTCCGCTTCGGATGTGATCTACCAGTAGACATCTGATATAGTCCGTGCGAGTCCTGTAGAAGTACTCGTCAATCCTATCATCAATGCCCTTAAGTATCTCCGTGGTCGCCTCAAAGGAAACTTTCATGCTACCGATGGTAGCAAAAGTGGCTTTGTGGCGCGAGTCAAGGGTACGGCAGTGTACGTATAGAATCCCAACGGATACTTTCAGGGGTGGTTTATGGCACTGTCTGGCGCATCGCGGATTACAATTCCGCGCCTCGGCAGCCCGCCTAACGCGGGAGCGGCCCCTTCGGGGGGTCACTTCAGGCCGCCGGAACCGCCCCGGCCCGCGCCAGGCCGCTGAGGACGTTGGCGACATACTGCACGCGCCAGGCACTCCCGCGCCGGGTGGCCAGCCCGCACGCGTTGAGCTGATCGGCAATCGCCTGCATAGATAGTCCGCAGGCCCGCCCTTCGGTGATGCGGGTTATGATGGCCTGCTCTGCTTCGTCATGGACTTGCAGGCCCCTCTTACCGGTGGATCGGTAGCCGTACCGGACCATGCCCGCGTGCTCGCCCCGGCGAGCCTTGGCGCGTAAGGCGTCCCGCGTGCGCTCGGAGATTACCTCGCGTTCCCACTGCGCAATCGTGGTGGTGATATGCAGGATCATACGCCCCCCGGCAGTGCCGGTGTCCAGGGTCTCGTAAGTGCTGATGAGGTTTATGTCTCTCTCAGTTAGTAGGTCGAGGATGACAGATAGATCCTTAACGGAGCGGGTTAGACGGTCTAATTTACTGATGATGACACCGGCCACCTCACCCGCGCGCATGAGGGTTAAGAGTTGCTGCATACCGGGACGCTCGAGGGACTTAGCCGAGTAGCCGCCGTCTGTAATGACGGCCTTGAGTGTCAGTCCTTTAGCTGTCGCCATACCGTTTATTTTTTCGGCCTGGGATTCCAGGCCCAGGCCGGAGGTGTCTTGTTCCTCGGTTGAGACTCTGACGTAGCCGTACCAGTTACGGGGTACTTGTTTAGGTTTCCTCATGTGGGGTTGTTTCTCCTGTTAGTAATTTGGTTTATGGTTTTGGTTTCGGATGCTGGTAAGTGGCGTAACGCTGGTTAGCGCCCTTCAGGATGCCGCTCACGCTCGGTCCTGTAGCCTCCCAGCTGACCGCGACGGCTGACCGCGACGGAACGTGGCAGATGGTTTTGAGCTTGAGGCTTCGCATGGCTTAGTAGTCCTCATTGGTGTACGGTTCGCGGCTTCCACCGGCGCCGGCACGTTCCTGGAGCCCGTCGAATTCGCCCATACCGATGTTGCTCAACAGCCTCCGGCATGGCTCACAGTACCAGGCCCTTACAGCGTGGCCCATGTACCTCTCCTGCTGCGAGTAGGCCGCGTTTCCGTCTATCTTTTTTGCGCATCGTTCGCATTTCGTATGATCCCGAAGAACCTGTTCGCGGGCCGTTTTGATTTCTTCGGCGGTCTGTGTCGCGTGCTCGGCAACCAAGCGTTTAATTTCCGCCATCGGCTTGTGAGCCAAGGCTACATTAAGGGCCGCCATGGTCGCGCGGACGCCGATGTAGCAACGTCCCTCGGTTGCGTGATCGATCTCCACGATAGAGCGCACTTGCCGATCAGATTTGGCCGCTATCCGCGCCGCGTCAAGAGTTTTGTGGGTTGTCATTTCTTATCTCCCGAAACCAGTTTAGTAGCCGTATGGGCTGCCCACTCCATGAATTCGTCCTCGCGGTGCCGTATGCATCCGGCTGGGGTCCCGGCCAGCGAGTAGAACGCAGTCCACAAGGCGTGTATGCCAGCCTTGGCCTGCGGCACCTTCGCCCCGGTCAATACGGACATGATCTCGGCGCGAGTCTTCGCGTTGTGGGGTCCCGCCAGCATGTTGATGTCGAACCGTCCGCGCGTCGCCTGGTTCAGCATCCTGAGCGCAAGCTTCGCGTTATTGCTGATTTCCACCTTGCACCTCCGGGCCAGTCCACCGCGCCACGTGGTTGTGTACCTTCACCAGCCTCGTGTTCTCGAGGATGGCGATGATCTTGTTGAACCCCTCGAGGCTCACCTTGTCCATGAGCGCCGCGTACAGCACCCCGGTGGGTGCCTCCTTCGACTCGCGTATCGTCTCGGCGACCGCGAGTATGATCGCCTGGCCTGCTTTCAGCTGCTCTTTTGTCGGCATGGTTGCTCTCCTTATGCTGGAAGACAGGGACCTCACGCGGACACCTCCCGCAACTCAACGCTAATTTCCCATGACACTCCGCTACTTAGGTCTGTCAGTGTGCCAGACTTGTCGGATACCATCATGCCGATAGATCCGATTGCCCACGACTTAGCCGCGAAAATGTCGTGGGCGTCAAAAAACGTGCATGATCGCGTCTGGTCTGAGTAGAGGCGGAATCGCCCCACGGCTGGTGCTGTCCTGAGTACTACTGTGTTGTCCATATCACCTCCAAAGTGATTGCCTTACTTTAGTCCCGATCAACGGGACGCGCGCTATACGTTGTACAGAGCACGTTCCGGTTACCGGCCTTCAGCCCCAGGTAATAACCACGTCAGCGTGTCCGTTGGTCTCACGAGCCGCGTTGGCGCGTGACCGCCAAATATCCAGGCCAGTGCAGTACTCGCGGTCTCCGATGCGCCCTATGGGTCTGTCTGTCTGGTATTGCGCGCCGCGATAAACTCGCGCGACTCCGAGCATACGTCGTGCCGTGCTGATAGCGCTAGCCTTGCTGGTGGCCGTGGCGCTGTCTCCGTTGCTTCGTTCGATGGTGTACATTTTTTCTCCTGGGGGGTTGTTTTCCCGGCCGCCCGCCGGGTTTCTGGTTCTGGTTTCGGTTTGCGGTAACTTCTCCTAACGGAAAGTGCCGCCCTTCAGGGGTCGTGGTTTTGGCGACGTACAAAGGTTATCGTACGAAGGTTATCGTTTTATTGGTTGGACGGCTGACCGACGGCTGACCGACGGCTGACCGACGGCTGACCGCGGCGGCTGACCACCGGCTGACCGCGACGGCTGACCGACGGCTGACCACCGGCTGACCGCGACGGCTGACCGACGGCTGACCGACGGCTGACCGACGGCTGACCGCGGCGGCTGACCACCGGCTGACCGCGACGGCTGACCGACGGCTGACCACCGGCTGACCGCGACGGCTGACCGACGGCGGCTGACCACCGGCTGACCGCGACGGCTGACCGACGGCTCGTTCCACCTCCACCACCGGCTGACCGCGACGGCTGACCGACGGCTGACCGACGGCTGACCGCGGCGGCTGACCACCGGCTGACCGCGACGGCTGACCGACGGCTGACCGACGGCTGACCGCGACGGCTGACCGCGACGGCTGACCGCGACGGCTGACCGCGACGGCTGACCGACGGCTGACCGACGGCTGACCGCGGCGGCTGACCGCGACGGCTATTCCACCTCCACCACTTCGTCGCCACGTGTGTACCATTCGTCCGACACGATCACGCCGTACTCGCCCAGGGACTCAGAATAGTGCAGGGCGCGAATCTGTCCGCCGTCGAAGATCATCTCGACAAAAACAGTGTCTTCAGGTCGTTCCATTTCGATGTGGCTCCTATCCTCCTGATCTGCAAAGCCGTGATGCGCACGGCGCGCTGCTGGTAAGTGGCTGGTTAGCGGCCTTCAGCCACCTCCTGAAACTCTCCGAAGTCAACATTTGTTACCAGCTTGAGTTTTCCAGGCCGCACCATGCGATAGGTGACGCGATGGTATCGGTCGACGAAAAAATGCACCGCGGAAAACTCCCCGACTATGGGAGATTTGATGGTCCAGGCCAGCCCAGCGCAGCTCCGTCGCCGTCTTCGGGTTGCGGCAAGTCTTCGTACTCCCACACCGTGCCATTTCCTCCCGATCCGGCCGATACGATCATTCGCATCGGCCGATCGCCGTATTCGTCTGGCAGGTAGAAGGCATAGAGCCTGTCGCTATCGTCAAAAAATGCATCACCGTCGGCACCCCTGTTGAGCGGAGTATCGGCAATCTCGGTAATTTCACAATCTGCGTCGAGGGGCCTTATTTTTCTGTCGATATCTCGCCAATCGGTCAGCCAGTCGCCAGTCAGGATGATGCCGCCGCCTTCTAGCCGATATCCGAATTCGTTGTGGTCGCAAAACTCTCTTAGTGTCATATCAACTCCAAGTGACTCTTCTGTAAGGTATGCGCAGTCACTCACTGCGCAGAGAGACTAGCAGGTGACGCGGAAGGTAACGCCGTCACACGGCGGATCATTTGTTACCAGCTTGAGTTTTCCAGGCCGCAACATGCGATAGGTAGCACGATGGTAATTGTCGAAGAAAAAATGAACCGCTGAAAACTCCCCGACTATGGGAGATTTGATGGTCCAGGCCAGCAGGCTCAGGTAGCTCTCAAAGGGCTTCATGTCAGTATCCCCAGTGTCCCGAGTATGCAATCTTACGCGCGACGCGCTTGATGGGTCGCTCGATCAAATGATAGACAGCATAGACATACGCGCGGTACAGCGCGCTCGGCGTGGCCACGGTAGCGTCATCGCTGACCATAGCGTCAGCGGTCATATAGGTATCGGTCCATGCCAGCATAGTCAGCGTGCCTCCGTGGTGTAGGGTATCGCCCAGACATAGCCGAGAAAACGGCTGGTCTCGAATACGTGAGTGTCCGTGTAGTCTATCTCGGGATCTACCACCAGCCGCGCGGCTGAAAGATCGATAACCAGCCCGTTGCCTTTGGCAGTCCGGTTGGCCTGCTCGGTCTCCCGTAAGTCCATTCTGTGATTCAAGTTAGCCATATCACCTCCAGGTGACTCTATAAAGGACGCGCAGTCACTCACCGCGCCGAGAGACTAGCAGCAAGCCCGGAAGGTGACGCCGTCACACGGCGTGGCTTGCGAGCCCGTCAGTGCCTCCACCAGGGCTTGCTTGCGGGCCCAGCGGTCAACCCCGCGCGCGTCAAGTATGGCCATGACCATGCGGCGGGTGACGCGCTGGTGGTTGTCGCCGTCGGTCGTCAAGAGGAACCACTCTGTGCTCGGTGTTTTGTTGCTTTCCATGTCAGTAGTATGCCAAAAACATGAAACCGTGTCAAGCGGAATAATGTCATCGACCGTCTGTATGATGGAAATTTACAATCGTTTACAATTCATGGGTTGCGACCGGCGACCGGCGACCGGCGACCGGCGACCCGGCGACCGGCCTCGCCCGGGTCGGTGCGGACGGATTGATCGTTGGCGCCGGGCAGCAGCGTCGCCGTCCACCCGATTGTTCCCCCGGCTACGGTAATCAGGAACGAGCCGTTCGGGTTGCCCGGCGCGGCGCCCACCTGCATGTTGAACTGCGTTCCGGCCGGGGCCAGATTCATGCTGGCTGATCCGGAGACGAAGAACGTCACGGGGACCGAAATCGTCCCCGTGGATGCCGAGATGTCGACCGCCGTTCGATAGAAGCCGATGGATAAGGTGGACGGATCGACGGTGACGTTGACCGGCGTCGCCGGACCTGGCGTCAGCGCCGCCGGGAAAGAGCCCACCTTGCACCACGGCGCTTCGCAGGAAATCGAACCGATGCCGAGCGAGCCGCTGCCGACGTTCTGGATTCCAGGTTCGCCGCGTTGCCGTTGATCGAATAGCTCACCGTGGCGACCGGCGACCCGGCGACCCGGCGACCCGGTAATCTTTCGATTAACCGGCGGCCGCCGGCAGCTCCGCGCCTAATAGGCGAAACAACCGAAAAGGCGGCAAAAAGCACTGCGCGGTCCACTTTTTATGGATTCCCCCCTCAAGCCAAAATAATCATTTGACGCTTGTTGACATAGGGGTCGGGCGGTGATAGGGTGTGGTCATGGCCAGGACAGCAGGCGGAACGACTGAGCCTGACGTTATTCGGTGGGCGGGGAAGAGGTAGTGGGTGAGTTTGACTCACTACGGGGGAAGACGATGAGCGATGTCCTGCTGGTGTACTTTGACCTCGACGGCGTGATCTTCGACTTCGACCGCGCGTACAGCGAGCGGATTGGGGTACGCAAGCCGAACGGCGACGTGTATTGGGACAAGGTGAGCGCACTGGGCGACTTCTTCGAGTCCATACCGCTGATGCCGGGCGCGCTCGACCTGTGGAACGCTGTGCCTGCGCATCGCAGGCGGATACTCAGCTCGATACCGAAGAGCGTTACGGTCGGCTCTAACGCCTACATTGGCGAACGGAAGCGCGCCGCGGTGCGGATGCACCTCGTAATCCCCGACGAGCACGTCATATTCGTGCGCGGTAAGCGTCTGAAGAAGGCGCATGCGAGCCCAGGCCGCGTGCTGGTGGACGACCGGCCAGACAACGTGAGGGACTGGAACGACGCTGGCGGGATCGGTATACTATGCCAGAGCTGCGAGCAGGCGCTGGTCGATTTGATGGGCATACTATGACCGATGGAGGCGTGGGAGATGTTGCCCCAGGATATCGGCAGGAGGCAGGACGGCTATGACGGCTACCATGCTCCCTAGCTCACCGGTATGGTAGTCCAAGATGAGGCAGGGGCTTTGATCGGGTTCAGTTGTCTAGGCCGGACCCCAATCAGATCCGCTGGCTTCAGGGCGAGAAATGAAGGTATGGCGACCGGTCATGGTTAACGGCGCGCGGTCGGATATGACGGGATGCAGCGCGATGCAACTTCAGATCGCAGCCGATGACCTGGCGGTATTTGAGGCCGGACTGGAGTACTTGCGCCGGGGACTGCCGAACTTCCACGCAACTCCGGACCAGCCAATCGTCGCCCAGTCAATCGTCCCGAAACTGAAACCGCGTCCGCGATGGTCGAGGGTCGGCGACTGTCGTGAGGTCAGCCGAACCACCGGACAGCACTGCAAAGGACCGGCGTCCTACGCGAACCAGCTTTGCTACGCGCACTGGCGGGATTTGATCGGTCATCGCTGGCCGATTGACCGCTGGTCGATGGACCACTGCATGCCCTGCGAATGTGGAGCGGTGCGGATTGAGTGGCATTGCTGGATGCCGAGTTGGCCCCGCCTGAAGAAAGCGGCCGAAGCACAACTGAAAGAGCCGTGCCCCGCCAATGGAAAGAGCGAGCGAGCGCTTGAGATCCTGGATTACTTGCGGCGCTTGAAAGGTTGAGTGCCGCTCAGCCACGTTCCGCCCGAACGGGTGTCCCCGTAAAAAATACCAGCCCGTTGACTCTGGAGCGTTAATTAGCGTATAGTAAAAGTATGGCACTGGTTCAGAGATGAGGGTAAGAGATGAGGGTAAGAGATGAGGGTAAGAGATGATGGTCAGCAGTCGGCCGACCTCACCGCCGCCGCCTCGGCCATGGGGCGTAAGGGAGGCGCGGTTAAGGTCCCCAAGGGCCTCGCAACGATGTCGCCGGAGGATAAGAAGCGGGTGCGGGCTGAGGGGTTAAAGACGCGGCGGAAGCGGGCGCTGGAGAGGCTGAGGGGGTGGCTCCCGTGATCCACCGCCAGATCCTGCCGCCATGGGGAGGCCGTGGGTGGGGTAAGGTGGACTGCCCGCACTGCGGGCGCAAGGGCGTCGATAAGTCGGCTCCAAACCAGGTCACGTGCGGCGGGGCTGCGTGCCGGGATAAGCAGAAGAGTCATGGGCGGAAGCGGATGGTTAAGGAGGGTTAAAGCATGAGGCGTATTCTGGCTGGTCGAGGTTGGAGCGGGCCGGGACTGATAAGCCTGCGCCTGCCGTACAGGCACGGCGGAATGAAGGGAGAGCACGCTGACGTAAAGCCACCGTCGAATGGCTCTGAGTTCTGGTTCTGTGGCTGTGACGAGGTGCCTGGAGCGGTGGCCGATGCGGGAAATGGTAGCGCCACAGGTTTCGGGGTGGCAACCTTCCCCGAAGAAATCGTAATTAAAGTCTTTATTTTGTTATGGTAATGTGTGGCAACCAGAAGGAAGAAAAAATGAACGACGTACCGGCTGAAAGCCGGTAGCCGCTAAAAGCTCTCCAGCTGAAAGCCGGAGGTATCTACCTCAGGAGTTGAAATGAACCGTCAGAACATTGAATGGATGCCGCCGTGGTTGAAGGCGGTTGAGACGTTAGCTATCGATACAGGAACCGCCAGCGCCACTGTCCGGCTTGCGCCCGACAACGCCTACAACGTCATGCAATTGGAGCATCATAAAATCCCGGATGCTTGGCTGCCGGATGCGTGGCTAAGGAAGGGAGGGGAGGATTGGTTCCGGGTGCCCCGCGCAGGCGAGTGGTATCTGTCCACCAAAGGCGTGCGCTTGCTGGAGTCCGATCTGTCTTTCGGGGCATTACTAACCGACAACTATGGCAGTAACCAGTACGGCCATGACAACCGCCGCATTATTCTGGAGCCGGTGACGGCGGAGCGGACGCTGGAGGATAGAGTGACGGAGCTGGAGCGAAAGGCTTCGGCGCGGGGTTGAGGGGCAGAGCGTTAAGTAACCGTATTAGCCACGCGCCATGATCGCCGAATACATCCTCCACCACCTCCGTCTGGAATGTGACGCGATACCGCCGCGCGGCATGCACTGTCAGGTCGCGGGTGAGTGGTCGGCGGACACGCACGTAAACGTTAACATGCTGGCCTATCACGCAGGCTGGCGCATGCACGGTGAGCGGCATATCTGTCCGACGTGCCTGAGGCGGCAGGGGCGGGTCAGGTGGAAGGTGCGCGGTAAATGATCGAGGCCGCTCTCTGCGCCGTAGTCGTAACCGCCTGCTGTATGTCAGCGGTTGACCCTGTGCTGGCTGTTGTGTGGTCGCTTTCGGTGCTATTGTTATTGCATCTGGTTTCTGATTACGGGGAAGACCAACCGAACTCCGAAGTCACGCAGGATCGTCCACGAAAAGTCGGCGAAGGTATTGCGGATTAAGCGGAAGGAGCACGGGTTGTTATGGTAATATGCCAGCAGGCGGCACCGGGAAGAAGTGATCCGGTAGTACGCTCTGAGGTGTTATATGGAAAACGAAAAAGCAACTGCTCGCGCCAGCGGCGTCGTGCGCGCGAAGTTCAAAGTTCAGTCCTACGAGACCAGCCTTGATCGCGGAGAAGAACTCCGGACGATTAAACTCACCGCCGTCTACGACGGATCTCCAGAAAACAAGCAGTTCTTTAAGTGGACCCCCAATGGAACTATCAGTATCGGTGTGCTGAATCGGTCGGCGTGGGAGCAGTTTGCGTTGGGCGAAGAAAAATACGTAGACTTTGTTAGCGCTGGGGAGGTGGTTGGCTCGGAGCCTTCAGTGGATGAGTTCCATATCGCCTTCTACACCAAAGACTGCCCGCCTGGAACGATGGACGCCGTTCGGGTGCGGGTGGACATGGTCCGCCAGCGCGACATGAACGTGAAGATGAGCGTGGCACTGTGCGACCACCCGCTGTACAGCGAGATCGCGCGGTATGTCGAGAGTAACCCGGTGCCACGTGGGTAAGGCGGCGGGGAGTCGTCCGCCCGCAGGCTTTCTTGAGGTTGGGCTGGACATGGTCGCCTCCGGGGAGATTAACGCGCGAACGGGAGATGGTGGCGAGGTTCTATTCTCCTCGAAGCCGTTGTAAGATAGTTCCGAAAGGAGCCGCCTTTAATGGCGGGCGCGGAAGATACAGGGCAGGGGCCACCCGGAGCACGCTTAACGGCGGGGTGGCCCCTTTAGTATTCAGGCCAGCGCCAGCCCCGCGCCGCAACGCCCGCAGAACAGGTTCCCGTGCTTATTATTCTTGCCGCACGTCCCACAGGTGAGTTTGTGCGCCACGGTGATTGGCTCCGTGACTGGAGCACCCGCGACCACCCCGCGCAGTTTCAGGACGATCGCTGAGGATGTCGGCTCAAGCGGGAAACCGGAGACGAGAGTAAATTGCTGGTTGCTGAGGCCACCGGGGACGGTGATGCCTTCGTGGGTGGAGGAGGCGGCGGGGCCAGGCGCGCCTCGTAATGGCCCCATCTTCGCTCCGCGCGCCTGAATAGATGACCGCTGGCGGAGGCTGGGTCCGCTATTGGTGTTCTGGCCGCTGAAGCTTGTTGCGCTGGTTGCGGCGCTGTTGGCGGCATTGATCGGCCACGTAGTGCCGCCTGTCGCATTGCACCACGTTCCGTACGGATGCTCCCAGTAGGGGCGCGGTCGATACGGAGGCAGGTAGGGAGCCGGGCAGGGAGGATACCAGAGGCCTGGTCCCGGTGAGGGCACAGGATAAGACACCGGGATGTACGTGTACGGTTCTATCTTCTCTCGCCACGCCTCGACCCGCACCAGGCCATCCTCGGCTCCGATCCCGCGATGAGCCTCGACCGCCGCCGACCGCTCGATGAACTTAAAGCGGTTGCCCTGCGTGAGGTTGCCGCCCTTAACGAATCGCTCAAGCTCGACGCTCTGGTTAGCGCCGATGATCACGGCGCCGACCGCGTCCTCGCCGTCGATGGCCATATTGATCTGGGCACGCACGGAGTTGAGGTTTTTTACCAGTACCGTGTACTCGGAGCCGAAGGGCAGGGATACGGCATCTCCCGACTCTCTGTCGCGAGATTCGCGGAGGATTTTTCCGTCCTGTTTTACGCAAACGACTATTTGATTTTTATGCACGAGGGGTGCCTTTCCAGCGCACGGAGCAAGCGCTCTTTTTTAGGCTCCGTTGGGATTTTAAATACGCTGTCAGTTTAGCCTGGGCTGCGCCCGCTGTCAAGGGTTACCCTGAGATCAGTGGCAAAGAAAGCCGTAGCGGTCGCGCCGCAACCGAAGCCGGGCAGGTTCACCGATAAGCAAGTTCAGGCAAGCGATTTAATGCGCGGTGAAAACCGCCATACACAGCTTGAAGGCGGATCTCGCTGCGTTGCCAGTTGGACGATTCTTGATGGACAGGATAAGACGATCAAGGAACTGGCCGAGATCGGCAAGCCAGTCCGGGTGATCACCTCTCGCGGTACGCAGGTAGCGGAAGCACCTTTCCTTAAAGGCTACTGTCGGATGCTGGAAGTGACGCTGGCGTCGGGTCGTCGAATAACGGTGACGCCTGATCATCGGTTCTGGTCGCAGTCAGGGTGGGTTCAGGCGCAGCGGCTGCTTCCTGGCGTTGGGGTCGCCGTTCTGCCGGAGGGTCGGATTGAAAGGCTCAGCGACGTCCTTCTGTTGGCATGGTGGCGGTTAACTGGCAAGTCACGAGATAACCCGGCGCCCGGCGGTTACGCCATGGATCGCGTCGTCTCCGTTATCGGCGCTGCGGAGCTTCCATACTACACGCTTCACGTCCCGGTAACCGAGCAATATTTCGCCAACGGCATCCTGAACCACAACTCCGGCAAAACAGCGGTAATAGTCCGCAACATCATCAACCGCGCGTTGTTCAACGCGGGTAGCCGCCATGTCAGCCTCAGGCTTCACCGCGTCAATGCCTGGGAGTCCCTCTGGCTCGACACAATCCCGAAGGTGATGGACCTTTTCTTTCCAGGGCTGCGCGCGACGGTTAAGCTGAATCTCCAGTTTGGCTACATGACGTTCCCGAACGGCGCTGAGTATTGGGTCGGCGGGCTCGACGATAAAGACCGTGTTGACAAAGTACTTGGCAGGGAGTTCAGCACCATTCACATTAATGAATCTTCACAGATCTCATACCAGTCGGTTCTGACCGTCCGTACCCGCCTTGTGCAGCGCGTTGTGGGGCGCAAGGGGCTCTGTGGTCAGTGCAAGGACCACTCGACGCACGTTACCCCTGAAGGCATAATCTCTTCCTGCTACCTGAAAAACAGGGAATTCCACGATCTCAACCCTATCGGGCGCGGGCACTGGAGTTACAAGGAGTTCCACCTCAACGTTGACCCGTTGTCGCCGGAGAAGAAGCTGAACCCCGCCGACTACGCCTGGTTGAAGATGAACCCGGTCGATAACCTGCAAAACATCGACCCCGATTATTTGGCCATGCTCGACCGGATGCCGGCACGTATGCGCGCGCGGTTCAGGGATGGCGACTACCAGGACGAACTGCCGGGAGCGCTCTGGACCTCGATGGTACTGGATCGCTGTCTCGGAGATGTATGCGGCGGGACCAACGACTTCCCCGTCCCCATGCGCCGTATCGTCGTAGGCGTAGATCCGTCGGGAGCCTCAGGCGCTATCGGGGAAAAGGCCGACAACATCGGCATCGTCGTCTGCGGCATGGGCGAGGATAACCGCGCTTACGTCCTCGAAGACGCCAGCATGACGGGCTCCCCTGAAAAGTGGGCCTCCATGGTCAACGACATGTGGCTAAAATGGGGCGCGGACCTGGTGGTCGCCGAACGGAATTACGGCGGGGAGATGGTCCGCAGCACGCTTCACCATGCAAACCCACACATGCGCGTGGACCTGGTAACTTCGTCGCGGGGGAAAATATTGAGAGCGGACCCCGTGTCTCTGCTGTACGAGAATCAGCCGACGCGAGTTATCCACTGCGGAGTATTCCAGACGCTCGAAGAGGAGATGTGCTCGATCCGCAGCGGCGACACGGCGGAGGATGTCAGGAAAAGACTGGGGCGTTCGCCGGGGTCGCTGGACGCCTGCGTGTTCGCGCTCACGGAGCTGTTCGGCTTAAACCGGAGCATGGGGCTGATCGAGTTAATGAAGAAGATGGCGGAGAACCCTGTGGTGCAGGGTCAGATTGGAGATAACGAGTTGGCCAAAAAGATTATGGGTAAGGTGGTTGGCAGTCAGATGACAAAGCCCGCAGTCGGGGATGAGACACTGGCGTGCCCCGCGTGTACGTCGGTGTCGGTGTCGCGGATGCAGCAGGGCTGGCGGTGCTCGCAGTGCGCGCACGTCTGGGGAAATCTGATATTGCCGCCGGGGATGCCGAAGAGGGGTGACGTGGCGAAGACGTGGTGACAGGGGGATGAGGGAGGGTGGATATGCGCAGGCAGGACAGCAGGCCGGGCACTCGCTGCGCCTGCGGACAGCCAGCCGCCGAGCACATAGCTCCGCCCACGCAGGAGTTAAAGAAACCCGCCGGGGTGAATATGTCGCTCAGGAAATGACCGCCGGTAGTCACCTGGGCAGCGTTAGCGGTGAGAGGTAGCCAGCAGCGCCGAACAGGAAACTGAGCAGCCATAGGCACACGCAGACCACGACTACGACGCGGATGATCTTTTGAATCATGGCGTCCATGGGTATTTGCTCGATCACCCACAAGATGAGACCCACAACCACGAGCGCGATGATGATTTGGATTAACGGGAATGGCATGCCGCGAGTAGTGCATGGCGGTGGCCGAAAAAAATGGTTGACAGCGGCTGTCATCTAAGGTTACAGTTTAGAGCATGACATCGGACAGCAAGGTTCTCAGCATCAGGCTTCCAGGCTCTGCGTTTCGCAGGCTGGCCAGGATGGCATCGCAGCAGGAGCGAAAGCCCAGCGCGATGGCCGCACTTCTCGTGAAGCGCGGACTGCCCGAGGAAGCCGTAGCGGTTAAGCAAGCGCGGCGGGAAGTGTATCCGTGACGAATGGACAGAAGAGGATCATGTTCTGGTCCGGTTATGTGACTGCCGGTATCGCGGGTGCTGCCTCTGATGGATATCATGGGGCGAATGAATGACGCGCTAGAGGATTTTTCGTGGTTGTTTCCTGACGTGGGGGGTGACGAATGGTGATCCTTGAGCACGAAGATCCGACGCCGGGCCACTGGGCAAGGAAAGCCTTCAACAACGCCACCTCCCGACCCTCTGTCTGGCCTCCCTTCCAGGCGTATCCGGCGCTATGGCGCATGTCGAACCGTTCAGGCCGGAAATATTACCCTGTGCGCGTGATGTCTCCGCCCGACCGTGGCCAGGTGCGCTGCTGGGTGGATGATGTGGTTTTTAAGTGGATTCCTTTGGGTGAGATTTTGGGTGCAGAATGAACCGCAGAGACATGCTTAGGCTGTTCGGTGTAGGCGCAACGATAGTCCCCGTGGTCGGCGGGACGGTCCCGATGTTAAGGTTGGGGACCTAATAGCCACCAAGAAGAGGCTATTTCTTGTTGAAAAAATTCCAGACGAGGATGGCGTGTGGCACACGATTGAGGCTCTCGACATGGACGGCAAGCTATGACATTCACGCGCAAAAACAACCTCATAATCCCCGAAGACGAGCCGCTCAAGGGCCGCTCTCAGGTCGGGTATTCGCGGCGTGGCTTCCTTGGGATGCTGGCGGCGGGGGCGACGCTGGCGGCGGTGCCAGACCCCATCCCCCGCAACGTAACAGCATGGATCAGCCTTGGGCGAGACCACTACACTGATTTTCCCACGCCCACAAGGCAGCGGACGTTCGGCATTTACGCTGAGGTTCTGTCGATCTCAGTTCCGTTCCAGTTTCAAGGTACAGCACGAAAAGAGACGGTGCGCTACCGCCGTGCGGTCGCGGACGCATGAACATCCTGAACCGCCTCGGACTCTCCCCCTTCGGCGCCTATGTGCTGGGCACCGCGCTGGTCGCGTGGTCCACTGCCGCAGCCTGCCGCCACTCCTGGCTGCTGTCGATAGCGCCGCTCTGGCTCGCCGCCGCATGGGTGGCATGGAAGCTCAGCCAGCCCGTTAACGGAGACCCGGAACCACTTAAGCCGTGGTGCCTGGCGTGCGGGTCGCGGAATATAAAGCCCGAGTGGAATACGGCATCGCTGGTGCTGCACCTGCACTGTGCGATGTGCGGAGCCGCATGGGCAACGAAGTCGGTGGCTGAGGGCGTGGGCATTAAACCGGACACATGGCGGCCGCATCCGGGGGCAGTGGCGCAGAAGGAAGAGAAAAAATGACCACCGAAGAAAAACAGAAACTATGGGATGGACGTCCGTCCGCGTGGATCACAGGCGAAGGTGTGCGTGGGATGGTGGATGCGGCGTTTGCGCGTCACGCGGAACTGGCAGGCCAGAAAGTCGATGACTTCATGATGAAGATCACGGGTGAGGAAAAAGCTGGTATCTCTGATTCCATGTCCCGCGAACCGATGATTATGATTGGGGCGATCATTGGGTATCTGGATGCGGTTTATGTTCAGCAGCACGGGATCACCATAGAGGAAATGGATGCGTTTGCCACGGAATAGCCGTCTCTGGCTGTTGCGGTATCTGCGGGCGAAGTACGCGGTGCTGCGGAGGCGGCTACGTTGACTACGGCCTCCCCCCTCTGGCTGATCCGCCTGCAAGCCCGCTGGCGGATATGGTGGAACCTCTGCCCCGCCTGTAACTCGGACGCGCCGGGGCTGGATACGTGCAAGTTGTGCTGCGGTGCGCGGGATTATCCGTTGACGGACGAGCAAATACAGCGGTACCGGAAGGCGTATTTACTTTGAATCCTTATGAGGTCCTCGACCTCCCCACCGACGCCACCGAATCCGATATCCGCGAAGCCTACCGTATCCTGGCCAGACAGCACCACCCGGACATTACCGGCGACCCCGAGGCCTTCCTCCGCACCAAGAAAGCCCACGACATCCTGATCGACCCAAACACGCGGGCGGCATACGACGTCACCGGCCTTATCGCTGGTGAGGATAACGCAATCCTGAACGCGCTCACGCTGATCCGTCAGATCACGATGAGCATCCTGAACGATAACCCGAACTGCAATATCCTTGAGGGCGTGCTGAATAGCCTGTCTTCGCAGGAGGCTACAGCGCGGGCCAGTATCTCGCAACTCAACCGCGTGACTGACAAGTGGCGGAAGGCGGGGGATAATATTACCGCGCGATGGAGGGGCGGGGATCGGGTTAAGCGGGCACTCCTGAACACCATCGAGAGTTCGATCAACGAGGCGGAAGAGGCCAAAGCTCCGCTGGAGGCTGAGATCAGGAAGATTGACCTGGCGCGTAAGCAACTGGATGACTCCCGGTATGAGATGCCGGAATCGCCGCGCACCAGGTACTCCGCTGAGTTGTTTGGGTCGCCTGCGTGGCAGGTTAAGGTGGGTGGGAAGTGGGAGGGACCGTGACGCTGCCAGCACCCACGCCGACCTCCTATCTCCCTGATTTATAGCGCCTACCCGCCTGTGTTTGCTACCCTGAACGCAGCATGCGTCTCATTCAGGCTCCGATAGTTCGTAACATCGCCCCACTGGCCAATGCCGTTGCGAACGGCGCCCGTCGCATGGCGAATGGCCTGTTCCGCCCGCCTCCATCCACCATCGCGGGGGTAGATTCCCGCAACTGGCCGTCAGCGTTGCAGCCGATACAGCCGATGGGGCCGCCAGGCTCGCAGCCGTTGGGGATGAATTTCTTCTACGGGCAGAATCTGGTTTATACGCCGAGGCCGGATGCTGAGTACACGGCGGCTCAACTTAAGACCCTTTCGCAATACCCACTAGCCCGCATCTGTATTGAGAACGTCAAAGACACGATCTGCTACCTGCCGTGGCGCATCCAACTGAAGCCGGTTGCTGGCGAGATGCACACCGACCGCGCTAAGCGCGCCATGAGGGACAAGAACATCGGCAGACTGACCGGGCTGTTCGAGTGCCCCGATGGCCAGCAGCCGTGGTCGCAGTGGTTGAGGCCATTCCTTGATGCGATGCTCGTTACCGACAGCGCATGTTTCGCCGTGGAGCGCGGCAGTAGGGGCGGCATTCCGCGCCTCAAGGTGCTCCTGAGTAGTGATTCCATTGCGCGTTATATTGACGACACTGGGTTCACGCCGGAGCCTCCAAGCCCTGCATATAGTCAGCTCTGGGACGGGATTCCAAGGATCGATTGCACTACGGATCAGCTATTTTACGTGCCCCGAAACATCGCTCCGCGCAACACAATGTCGAGCGCGCTCTACGGATTCGGCAGCGTCGAGCAACTCGCCAAACTCATCGAGATCGGCATAGCTCGCCTCATTTTCGTATATGCGTACTATCGCTCTGGCAGCATCCCCGACATGCTCCATATCGCCCCCGCCGACGTGACCGCCAAAGAGGCCACCGAGGCGATGCAGTGGATGAACTCAGAACTGTCCGGGCAACTCGATACCCGCCGTGGGTACCGCGTCATTCAGGGATTTCAGCGGGACGGAAAACAGGAGCAGATCCTATTCCCGAAGGAACCGCTGCTGACTGACCTGTTCGACGACTACCTGATCCATCAGATTTCGTTCGGGATTGGATGCTCAGCACAACGACTCCTGAAATCGATGAACCGCGCATCAGCTGTCGCGGCTCAGGACGCCGCCGAAGAAGAAGGCACGGCCCCGTACGTCCAGTGGCTCCAGGCACAGCTAAACTTCTTCATCCAGCGCAGGCTAGGCTACCCGGAGTACGAAATCTCCTTCGACCCCCAAATGGAACTGGACGGCCTCAAGCAAATGGAGATCGACACCGGCTACGTCAAGAGCGGCATCTACACGATCAACGAACGCCGGGAGCTCAGAGGCGACGATCCACGCGCTGAGCCACAGGCGGACCAACTCGGGGCGTTGACGCCTAACGGCTGGCTTGCCATCGGAGCGCCCCCCGCAAACTCAGACGACCCTAAGCCGAAACCACAAGTAGCGCCACCTGAACCCGCCCGCTCCCGCAAGTCCAGCAGGGTCATCCTGGTCGAGCGCGGCGACCCCATGCCGATGTTTGTGCCGGGGACCCAGGTCGAGAAGGTCTGGTCGATACCTTCGGGTAAGGTGTTTGACGCGGTGCCGGTTGACGAGGATGCGCCGTTGATGCTCCGTGGCCTCGAGAAGTATTCCTACGGGAGTACGCAGGTAGACATCGCCCCTGCCAGTGACGCAGGCATGAAGCTAGCCGCACTGCGGGCGTCCATCGATAAATCGCATTTGATGGCGAAGGGACTGGAGAATACCCCCCACATAACGGTTCGTTATGGCTTCAAGGGCGACACCGCCGCCATCCGTAAGCATCTCCGCGATATGCCGCCGTTCAATATCGCCTTCGGCAAGGTAGCGGCATTCGATCCGACCGCCAACAGCGATGACGCCGCGCCATTGCACGTTGAGGTTGAGTCTTCGGATCTGGCATCCATCAACGCATCCATCGTGGCACACGGCGACTGGAAGAAAGCCGACTTCGAGTATCACCCGCACGCCACCATCGCCTACGTAAATCCAGACAATGCAGCGTCGTATGTGGAGTCCATGAGCACCGCCATGGCGGGCCTGACATACAACGTAACCGCGATCACAATCAGCCCCAGGGACGGTGATCCAGAGCGCGTGGAACTGTTGGGCGTTCCCGCTGCGCTGAAGACGGCCAAGGGTGACGGGACAGACCCCTTCACCGACCGCGCACCGCAACCCGTTACCGTCTCCACGCCGGCGATCTCAGCCGAAGCTGATCCGACCTCCGAAGCCAGCAACGATCCTGCGGATGACGCCAGCACAAAACACCTGAAGCTTCAGATGAAGCAGGATGTCCACAAGTGGCTTACTGGCATCAAGTCAGGCGTTATCACCAGAATCTCCAGCGTCAAGAAAATCTCCAGAGGCAAACTCCGCAAAGACGACCAGCGCGATATGATCCTGTACGCCGCGTTGGACTACGAAGTCTTCGAACTGCCGTCTATCGTGGAGGAAACTTTGTACGAAGCCGCGCACTCAGGTGCGCTCCGTGGATTGTCGCAAGTGCAGGCCGTGTCTTCGGTGAACATCGGCACACAGCAGCAACTGGCGCGCGAGTTTGCACAGGATCGCGCCGCCGAGATGGTCGGCATGAAGTGGGTGGACGGGGAGCTGGTGGCTAATCCGAATGCCGCGTGGAGTATCGACGCGACCACGCGGGAGGCGATCCGCAAGGCGGTCACGGATGCTTTCTCGGCGGAGACGAAGATGACCGACCTCATCCAGGCCATCAAGGACCTGGACACGTTCGATGAGGCGCGAGCGGAGAATATCGCTGTCACCGAGGTTCACAACGCGCAGTCGGCGGGAAATTACGCCGCTTGGGAGCAGACTGGGGTGGTGTTGGCTACGAAGATCGTATGCTCTAGTCTTGGACCGTGTAAGATATGCGCAGCTAACGAAGCAGCAGGGTCGGTGCCGTTTGGCCAGAAGTTTCCGTCGGGACATGTCCGACCGCCATTTCATCTGGGTGGATGTCGCTGTATACAGACCGGGACTGAGTTTAAGAAGTAGTGGTTTTCGGCGTTATCGGCTGTAATGCTGGTGGCCGCTCCCGTGACCCGCTGAACTTCCCATCGATCCATCCCATCACGATTCGCGTCAATGTCGATGTCAAGACCATCGGTCTGCTCATCTCAGGAACGAATCGCAGATAGTTCCCGGTTCCGTCCGCAAGCAGCGACTGGATGCGCTCCATGTCTCGTTGAGTGGGGATGTCGCGGTTGCTGAGCAGGATGGTCATATACTCTCCACCACAAACGGCCCCCGCACCATGCAGTTATGCCGCTCCGCAGCCTGAAGCGCGACCGTTATCCGCGCCGCTGGCTCCATCCCATGCGTAGCAAACAACGCCCCACGCGCCAGTGCATGTCCCGACCCGCAGGCGTCGTACCCGTCCAGCGGTTCCTCCACCTGATAATCGCCATCAATGAGAAACAGTCTTCCCTGATAGCCGATCAGGAACGTCCCTCCGCTCTCGACTTCCTTGTCCTTCGAAGCCATACCGGCCTCCTTCAGGCAGGCTCGCACCGCATCCACGAACGTCGTCACCATGTAGGAAAAAATCTCCTGATCGTGGCGCTCTGGCGGTTGGAATTTGTAACGGAGAACCTGCCCCATGCGGAAGCTGGAGGTGAACCCGAACAGGAAGTCTCCGTTGCGGAATATCTTCGGGTCGGCACGGAGCGTTAAATCTGGACCACAGGAACCCGCGCTGTCGCCGCCGATCCAGACCCTGCCGTCTGTGTGGATGAAGCCTGCTATGGCGGTCAATCAGCGGACCCCATGAACCTCGGGGCCAGCGGTTCCGTGGCTGGCTTCAGTCCCAGCGCCGACCCCTCCGCAGTAAATCGCTTGTCCCGCTCAGCCAACAGCGCGTCCGCACGCTCAGCGGCAAGCTGCGCAGAGCGATCCTTGACATTGTCTAGCATTTCCCCGTTCGGACCTACCCTAATGAAGGTGCATTCTGAGGCGTGCGCAGCGAACCTATCCCACGCCTGCTGGCGGGCGATGTCGAAGTCGGTCACCTGCCACCGCCCCCTTCAATAAAAGCGTCCACGTCTTCTGGTCTGTAGCGAACGGACGCGCCGATCTTGATGAATTTCGGGGGCATGTCGAGCCTCCGTCTCTTCCTGATCGCAGCAAGCGAGAGGCACAGCAAGTCCGACACTTCTTCCTCTGTCATCAGACGCCACGACCTCGTCTTTCCTGGTTCTCCCGTCTTCGCCATTAACAACAGCCTACCAAAAATGAGATACACGCCGCTACTGGTGGTTATGTATGAATGTCATTTTTACGGCACTTGCCTGGGAATAACATCGCATGACAACACTAAACATTGATGAAGGAATTTCGCAAGACAGTCACCATCACCGACGTTGTTGACGGACCCGATGGACTCGCGACCGCTTACGGGATCATGACCGCCGAAAAGGTGGACAAGGATAACGAGCGCTGCATCTACGACTGGCAGGTGCCTTTAACGAAGGCTTGGTCGAACGAAATATTTGAGTCCACCACGCTGGCAGGTCAAGAGCCGTCCCTCGGAAACGTTCGCCTCATGCACGCTGGCGTGATTGCCGGGAAGGTCCAGAAGATGGACTTCGACGACGCCGCAAAGGCCATTAAGATCGGTGCTCAGGCCGCTAACGCTGAGATCAGCGACATGCTGCGGCGAGGCTTGGTCACTGGATTTTCTCAGGCCGGGCGCTACACCAAGAAGTCTACAATTTGTTGCTCTGCCGATCCACAGGAAGACGAAAAAACGGGCGTAGTGTCGTGCAGTAAGTGCAAAAAGGCAAACCCCGTTGTGGACTACGCAGCCAAAATCTCCGAAGTCTCCTTCGTAGACAACCCCTGCCTCGACGCCGCCCACTTCGACTCCGTGAAGTCCGCCAGTTTCCGTTACCAGAAAGCAAACGGCTCCAGCGAGATGCGCAAGTTCTCCGTGGACGTACAGAAGTCCGAAAAAACCAAGCGAGTAGCCGGTGAAGACCTCCCCGCCAGCGCCTTCGCCTACGTAGGCGACGAAACCGACACGGGCACCTGGAAGTTCCCGATCAAATTCTCAACCCCGGCGTTAACGAAGTCCCATCTCCGCAACGCACTGGCCCGCTTCGACCAGGCCAAAGGCATCCCCGAATCCGAACGCGAGACCGTGAAGGCGAAAATAACCGCCGCCGCCCGCGCCGCAGGCATCGAGGTGTCCGCCGACAAGATGGTCGCAGCGGTAACGGCGAAATTCTCGGAAGCAGTCACCAGGAGCGCGGCGAAGCACAACCTTAAAAAGGGGCTGTACGACGTATCCCGCTTCGCACAGATCCTTCAGGATCTCGCGTACCTCTGGCGGTCCAGCATCGCCGAAGAGGAGTACGAGGGTGACGACTCCGAAATGCCCGATATGCTCCGCGATCACGTGGAGCAGTTGGCCGACAGTCTCGTAACGATGTGCGCCGAAGAGGCCGCAGAGCTGATTCCCGCTGCTAAAGCAGTCATACCGGTGGCTACCAAGACCGCCGAACCCAACACAGGAGCAAAAAAAATGAACGAAGAAATGCTGAAGGCGGCGAAAAAGGGTCTCGCGGCTCACTTCAAGAAAATGGGCGCGCACTTCGGAAAGTGCGCCGACATGCACGAAAAAATGGCAGCGTCTCATGGCGAGATGAAGGAAGCATGCAAGGCCATGATGGAGCACCACAAGGGCGAGGTAGGCAAGGCCGACGGCGAAACCTCGGCTGGCCCCAAGGCGCAGATGGCGTTCTGCAAGGCGCAGATGGAACACCACACCGATAAGGAAGCTCACCACGAAAAAATGGGCAAGGCCATGGACGCGATGGCCGATCACGCGCACGCAATGGCGAGCGGCATGGACTACGACTCCGACGCTGGTAAGGCTGCTCTCGCACAGGTCTGCAAAGACGTGGACGCTGAGATGGCAAAGTCCGCTGAGCCGGATGTCGCCGCCGCCGTGAGTGAGGCGATCAAGGGCATGCAGAAGGGGTACGACGCGAAGATTGACGCGCTGACCGCACTGGTTGACAAACTCACCGCAGTCGGCACGCCCAACAATCCGGTGCTCCCCATCGGCCAGGCGGTCAAGGGTACTGGCACGGACGGATTCCCTCGCGGAGTTGGACTGCAACTGATCAAGCGTGACGGCAGCGGAACTCCGACGTCGGAACCCGACGCCGAAGACGGATCGGTCGGGCTTTAAAATTCGGGCTGTCAACTAGGCCAATAAAACAGGAGAAAATATGAGCCGCATGATGATTAAGGCTGGGGCGACACTCGACGACAACGGGTACAAAACCCTAAGCAACTGGACGGCGAACTTCTACAAGAAGTCGCTGCGCAACTACCTGGAGCACGGCGAAAAGACCACGTTTGAGGCCGACATCCTCAAGTACAAGCGCGGTCGCAGCAGCCACTGCGCCTACGGCCCCGTCACCGAGATGCAGCCCATGCCGGGGACGCAGCAGAAGTGGGAGCAACTGGAAACCGAGAAGTTCGCGCGCTTCGAGTTCGCGAGCAAGATTATCCAGAAGATGTTCCACCACCAGAACAAGGAGTTCGGGCTGGAGAAATCGGGAGGCGTCACCAGCGCCCTCGGCTTCAACTTCTACGATCTCCGTGGACCGGCTCTCATCCTGGCCCCCATCAACGTACCGTTCCGCAACTCCATCCCGCGCGTGGGCCGCGTCAACGACGGCTACGGTACCGCGGCGAACTGGAAGGCGTCCCGTAACCTCGGGCAGAACTACGGCGGCGTGGCCGAAGGTCAGCGCAACGCGACACAAACTCCCGACGAGATCGACTACACCGCGACGTACAAGCAGATCGGTAATGAGCGTGCGGTGACGACCTCGGCGGAATTCGCGTCTGAAGGTTACAGCGCACAGCTTGGCGATGAGCATGTTCGCGGCATGTTGTCCCTGTGGCTCTCAGAAGAGGCCATTAACATCCACGGCAACAGCGGCACGGCGGCCACCGGCGGCTACGCGCTCGGTACGGCAACCACGCCTACCATCGCGACCGCGACCGGCACGTCCACCTTTGGCGGAGCAACTCCCGTATCTGTGGCTTGCGTGTATATGACCGCCATGGGTAACCCCTCGAACAATCAGTACGGTTACATGACCAATCTTGTCGCGAACGCCAACACGGTCACTGGTGGCCTGGTACCCAATACCGTTCGCACAAACGCCGACGGATCGGTTATCACCGTACCCGGCGGCATCAGCGCCATCAGCGCGATGTCCTCGGTTGTAACTCCCAGCGGCACTACTCAGGTAGCCGTGGCCACCGTCCCTGCTGGCACGAAGGGTGTCTATGGATACGCCTGGTACGTGAACGTCACCGACGCCTCCGCGCCGTCGCTTGCAAACGCCAAGCTGGCCGCGATTACTCAGTTCCCTACTTACACGATCACCTCTGCCACTATTGCTGGCACGCAAACCGGTAACGCCACTGGCCTCAATACCGACAACAGCTACAGCCAGTACGACTACACCGGGTTGATGGGATTTGCGGCGGGCACCGCTGGTTCTTACTACAAGGATCTCGGCGGCGGAACCCTCACCCCCACCAAGACAGGCAAGATCGTTGAGATCGAGACCGCCCTCCAGACCATGTACCTGAACTACCAGACCGGCATCAATGCCATCTGGGGTTCGCAGGACGCCATCGAAGCCGTTGACCTTGCTTCCCGCTGGGGTGGGTCGAACGGACAGGCGCAGCAGTTCTTCTTTAACGGCGGCGCTGGCGAAGGTGGCCGCAATCTGGTTGTCGCCGGCTACGCGGTGACCGGTTACCAGTCGCGGTACGCTGCCGCTAACGAACTTGGCGCGCAGGTGATCCCGCTGCGCATCCACCCGATGATCCCTCCGGGCACGCTGTTCTTCGATATTTCGGAACTGCCTGCCGGGTATGAGAACAGCCGCCTGCCGTACCTCCGGGCGATGCTCACGCGGCGCGATTACCACTCCTACGAATGGCCGATGGTCACCCGCCAGTGGACGTTCGGAACCTACGCGGAACAGGTGCTGGCGCACAATATGCCCTGGAGTTGCGGGGTAATCACCGGCATTGCCGGCGCGAACCTGAGTTAACGGTCGGTAACTGACATACAAGGAGAACGAACATGCCGACACCAACCCCGAATCTTCAGGTAACGCCGCCGGAAACTCTCGGCGCACTCCAGTCGCAACTGGTTAACGCTCTGGCCGCCGACGAGGCCGTAGCGGTAACCACGGTAGCCGGCGGATCTCAGACCCTACAGGGGGCAACGCTCAACACGAAAGTGCTGGCGACCCCTGGCGCTCCGACCATTACGACTTCCGGCACCGCAGGCGCAACGACCTACACCTACAAGGTCGTTGCTAAGATCGGCGCGGCCCCGCTGGGCCGCCCCACCGCCGCCTCCGCCGCAGGGTCCACCACCACCGGCAACGCAACGCTGTCGGCCAGTAACTTCAACATCGTCACCTTCACCTGTGTGCCGTATGCCACCAGCTACGACATCTACCGCACCGCTGGTGGCTCGGCGCAGGGCAAGATCGCGAACGTCCTCCAGCCCGCTGCGGTGGTCGCGCAATTCCCGACCAGCCTCAGCTACCAGACCACCGCCACCACCGCTGTCCTGAACGACACCGGGCTGGCGGGCGACAGCAGCACAGCGCCCACGGTGAACCTGACCGGTTCCTGTCAGAACGACACTCACGGCGACGTGAATGTGGTCGCACTATCAGCGCCTTATAACCTGGCGGTAGCAAATGCCGGTACGGCTGGGTCTACGGCTTACACCTATGTCGTATCCGCCGTTGATTCGGTCGGTGAGGTGCCATGCACGGGCGTGGCCACCGCCACAGGCAATGCCACACTGACCTCCGGCAACTCGAACCTGATTACCTGGAACGACACCCCAGGCGCTCAGTACTACAACATCTACCGCAGCGCCTCTTCGGGCACGCCCGGCACGACCGGCTTGATCGGCACGGTATACCCGTCCGGTGCAGCGACCTACAGCTTCAGCGACACCGGCATCGCGGTCATCACAACCCGCGTGCCCACGACCAACACAACTGGCTCCGTCAAGGTTCCCGGCTCGATCTTCTGCTCCGGGCTGGTTCTTAACGGCCCCACGTCGGCGAACACGACCGCCGGTAACGCAGCCCTCACGGTCGCCAACATGCTGTCGAGCGTGCTCCTGCGCTCCGGCAGCACCACCCCGACCGATACCACCCCCACCGCCGCCGCCATCATCGGTGGACTGGCTGGTACGGCAGTGGCCAACACCGGCTGGTACTGGCTGGTAAGGAACGCTGGTTCGGGCACGCAGACGCTCGGACAGGCGGCGACGGGCATCACGTGGGCATCAACGCAGACGAACACGGTCGCGACCGTCAGCGGCCACCTGTTCTACATCTATCTGACGAATGTGACGCCTGGGTCCGAGGCGATCACGATTTACTCGGTCATCGGGTCAGTAGCGTACTAAGGCAGGCTGGAGCGATTCCCACGGCGCGGGGCAATAATTCCTGGCAGTGGTTTCCCGGCGCGGGATTGGGGCAACCCGCCCGCGCCGTTAGTTTTTATGATGTCCAGACTCTGGACAGGTTAAGCGAGATGGCAGTAAGGTATGGCAGCAATCGACCTCACCACGACAGCATCGGTTCGCGGGTACCTCAGCATCACAGCCGGGGCCAGTGCCGGTGCGCCGCCCGTCATTGCTACCACCATCGCCGCGCCCATCGCTGCCGGAATCCACACAGTTACGCCGCTTAGTATGCAGAATATCGCCGTCAACACCGTTCTTCAGATTGACGTGGGAATGTCACAGGAGTACGTCCAGGTGACCGGCATCACGGGCACTACATTCACGGCCAGTTTCGCGCTGCCGCACGCGGCGACCCCGGTGCCGGTCGCGGATGTCACCGACTCCGTGATCGCGGGGATGATTTCCGACGCCTCTCAGATTTTTCTGGAGCGGATCGGGGTGGCATCGCTCAACTCCGTCAATACGTTCAATGAGACGTACGACGGCAACGGGACTTCGACTCTTTTTCTGCGTCAGCGGCCTATTGTGTCGATCACGCAGCTCATGGTTAACACCGTGATCGTGCCGCAGTCCACGCAGGTGAATATCCCGGGCTGGGTTGTGGCGGACGATGCGGCCAGGCTAATTATCCGCCCCGCTGGCCTGCCGTGGGGCCAAGGCTGGAACGGTGGCGTCGGAATCTACCGCCAGGGGTACGCAGGCTGGGGCTGGGCGTACCAGCAGGGAATCCAGAACATTCAGGTGTCGTATACGGCTGGCTACACGATGACGCCGTGGGACATCCAGCAGAAGGTTACGCAGTTGGTGGCGATCAACTATAAGCGCCGCGACTGGATCGACCAGCAGAGCCAGGTATTGCAGGGGGCGGGCAATATCCGCTACCGGGACTGGGAGTTTCCGCCTGAGGTTGAGAACTGCATTCGGCGGTACATGCGAAGGAGCTTGAATTAAATGAGTAACAGCGTAAAGCGCTCCGTAACTAAGATCCTCGCCGCGCTGGCCGCATGCGTGGCCGTGGGCTACGTCATGGCGCAGACAACCTCCCCGCGCCCGGTCAACAACGGCAGTCTTCAGTCGCGGCAGTTTGTAGTCACGAACCTCTCGCTGTGTACTTCAGCTAAGCCGTGCTATCCGACCGTGGCCGGAAATCCCAACCAGAAAGACACCGGGGACGTGTACTTCGGCCAGGCACTGAATAACGTTGCCTCCGCTGGGCAGGTAGTGGTCGGGACGGGAGCCTTCACGCTCGTCATAACCGACGGCAATGGAACTGTCTGGATCAGCGCCCCGCAGACGGCGGCGGTGAGCGGCACGATCATGAATTCACTGGACAGCATGCACGGACTTTACATGCAGGGCGGTTTTACGGTTTACTGTTCGGACTCAGCGAGTGGCGCAAACTGCGCTGCCGGGCTTTTGCAGATCCAATACCAACGATAATGTCCCTGACTTATCAAATCGACGCGCAGCTCCAATCCTTCACCGAGGCGAAGGCGGAGCAGTACTACGCCGCGCTGCGCACGAAGCTGGATTCGCTGAACGATCAGCTTCGGTCGAAGATGATAGATAACCTTTCGGGCGCGGTCGTCCATGCGGTCAGCGGCAAAGCGGCGCGGTCGGTCGAGATGATCCCCTCCTCCACGTCAGGGACGCTCACTGAGGGCGCAGTGCAGGCAGGCGGCGGCCTTGCGCCGTACCTGAAGTATCAGGAACTTGGCACCGTGGGGCCGTACACGATCGCTCCTAAGTTCGCCACGCTGCCCGGTGAGAAATTCGCGAATTACCACGGGCGTATGGGAAAGCCTGTTGGCCAGCAGGCGGGCGTGCTCGCTTTCGTATGGAAAGGGCGGCAGGTTTTCTTCAAGAGCGTCATGCATCCCGGCCTCGATGCCAAGGAGCCGGTCAAGGAGGCGGCTATCGAGATGGCTCCTGTGATTGTGGCCGGAATCAAGGAAGTGGGGGCTGAGGTGTTCGCGTCATGAACGTAAGTCGCGAGACCGTGGCGCTGGCATTCTACGGGCTGTTTAATCCGTCCGGGTTGAACGTTAACGGCGGACTGTTTACGACAGTCACCCGCACCTGGGATCTTCCGCAGCAACTCAGCCCGGAGCAGTTACCGGCAATCTACTGTATCGAGGATGACGAGGTTGACACCGAAGCCGAGCGTACCGGCGTCTGGAACCAGCAGGTTTACGTTTTGAAGTGGCGGCTGGCTGTAGTAGCGCAAATGCCCGGCAAGGATAGCGGCGTCACACCCATGAGCGTTATCAACCCGATGATCGACGCGGTGGATGGAATCGGTGGCGTGGGCGGCATACGCGCGGGAACGCTGCCGGGCACGAATCAGACGCTGGGCGGGATCGTCTCGAATGTATTCATCGACGGTCAGGTTATGAAGGTTCCGGGGTACCTGGGACAGTATGCTTTGGGTGTTATTCCGATCAGTATTTATACGGGGATTTAAGAGAGATTTAAGGAGAAAAGATTATGCCTAACTCAGCAGTGCAGGGGTATTATATAGAGTTCGGGTCCGCGTGGCTCTTTTGCCTGCCCAACGGCGGCAACCAAGTGGCCGCTCCGCAGCCCGTGTTCCCGCTCACCGTACAGGACGTGGCCGTCGAGACCAAGGGTAAGCTGGAGGAATTGCGCGGCCAGTACCAGTGGCCCGACGACACCGCACTCGGCGACAAATCGGGAACATTCAAGTTCGGCATCGGTCGCAAGGACTGGTATCTGTTCAATCAGATTTACTTCTCCGACACTGTGATCTCTGGCGGCGTGACCGTGGTTCCTAATCAGCTAAACAGCGTTCCTGCAACCACCTCCTATGTCGTGACCCCCACGCTCCCGGCCACTGGCGTTTACGTCGCTGACTTAGGTGTTATCTACGCATCGGGCGCGAATGTTGGAAAGCGCCTTCAGGAGCAGACCGGATCGCTCACGCAGGCTGGCCAATACCAGGTTAACGTGAGCACCGGCGTTTACACGTTCGACTCTGCCGATGCCTCCGCACAGGTCTACATCAGCTTTAGTTGCACAGTCACTTCTGGCTCAACCTACGAGGCAAACAACCAGATCATGGGCTACGGTCCGCAGTGCGAACTCTTCCTTGTGGATGCCTACCAGCCGACTGCTGGCGTAAACAATTGCCTTCAGGTCTTCGCCGCAAAGGTCAGCGATGTCGGTAACGTTGGCGGAAAGCGCTCCGGCTACGCAATGCCAGAAATATCCGGCCAGTTCTACGCCAACTCCAGCGGTCAGGTTCTGCGCGCATTCTGTTCAGCCGGTTAATGCGGCCATTGCCGGGTAACGACATGGACACCTGCCGGGGATGCAGATACTTCGAGCGCGAACGGAGGCGCCCCTCCGAACCGCATATCCATGAGATGTCCGTGCAGGCGTTCGTCTGCCTGCGATCCCCGGCGCATGTGATTTACGCAAGAGACGACGGTTTTCCGAAAAGGTGTAATCACTACCAAAAATGTTCTGTGATCGGAACTGAATGGCCTATGCCGATAACGATAGACTGGGAATTAGCCCGAAGAGGCTGGGCTACTATGTACGGGTTTACCAGAAACTCGCTTCTTATTCTAGCCTTCTTCTGCATTCTTGGCGCGCTGGTTCCTTCGTACATTCCGGGACAGGGCGATAATTCCCGCATCGAGATCCAGCAGGACGACCTGCGTCTGCGCCTGGACAAGCAGGACGTTCGGGACGCGGTGGTGGACGAGAAGCTGTCCACGCTGGCGGAGCAAATGAAGGAATCCCGCGACTGGCAGGACTCGATGGGCAATCGCCTGAACGTGTTCCTGGCCGGGTTCCTGATGTTTGTGGCCAAGCAGATGTTTGAGCGGGCTTTTGGCGGGAGGTTCGGGGACAAGAAAGGGAAGACAGATGCCTGATAACGAAGAGGATAAAAAGCGAAGTAAAGGGGGTGATCACGCCTTGGCGGCTGATGATTCGCCCTCCACGGCTGCGCCGGAGGCACAGCCCAGTCCTGATGGCCCTCCAGGCGGCAGCACGGGAACGTAGTGGTATCCTGCATTCCATAGGCCTCCACACTCAGGCGCAGAAACGCGGCTAAGTGCGCTTTGCGTCCATCGAGCCGATCCGACTTAACAGTCCGGGGTGGGCAGGGCGATGATCCGGGCGTAATAGTCCGGCGGGAGGCTCCAGTAATTAAATGCTCTGGTACTTGGAACTCCTGCTCGAATCAGCGCTACTGACGCGCCTCTGCCTGAACCGCGATCCGCGCAAGTATTTCCAGGCATTCGTCGCCGTTGATCTCCTCGGCGGCATCCTCTCCATGCTCGGTCAGCGGTTGCACTTCCTTGGCTTCAGCGCCCACGCTTGGTGGATCGCCACAATCGCCTGCATACCGCTGATGGCGCTGTCGCTCAACGAGGCGTCTGAGCGCCGTCACCGATTGCTATTGTTCTGGTGGGTAGCCTTCGGCTACGGCTGCGCCTGGATACGCATTTTCCCGCTCACGAATCAGGTTCTTCTGGTCGGTAACTGCCTTGCTTTTATCGCTTGGCTTTGTGTGGCATAATAAACGCCAGGGAGAATCACCACCTCTTGAAAAAGAAAACGGTAACATTCGGCGATGCGTCGATAACATTCGCGGAGCTTAACAGGTTTCAGGCCAAGGAGCTTCTGAGGTGGAGTTCCGAAGCCAGGGAAGCGCCTAAAACTGAGGAAGAGATGGAGTCCCGGTTCTGGCACACCATCGCCATCAGCGTCAACAACGCGGTCGCGCCACCGACCGAAGCCAGCCCGCTCGGTTCCGACGCAGGGGTGCCTCACCTTCAGGCCACCATCGGATTTGCGTCATCCAAAGAGTTGCACTCCATGATCCTCGACCTCAGTGGCCTCACGAGCACATCCTCGGGGGAAACGCCGGCCCCCAGTTAACAGACGTTGCGGAACTGGATCGGCGCATAGCAACGGCAACCGGGTGGACGTTCCGGTATATCGACAGTCTTTGGTCATCGGAGTTCTTTGCGCTGATCGATAGCTGGCGCAATAACCCTCCGGCAAACGAGGCGCTCCAGATGGCGCTGAGGGCGTTCACGAACTGGAAACCGGAAGAGGCGAAACATTCTTCAAGCACTGAAGATATCCGCGACTTCGCCATGCACACGGGGGTGCCTGTGGTGCCGATTGAGATGATGGAGCCACGACTCAGGGGGTACCTGGATCTGGCGCGGGCGCAGATGGCTTCGGAGAAAATTAACTGATGAGCGTGCGCGTCAGGTTTGAGTACAGCATCCTTAACTTCGAGGGGCCGTCGCTTGGGGTGATCCGCCAGGAGATCGCCAAAATGGGGCAGTCCGGGTGGGAGAACTATGCTGTTGACATGGGTCGGCTATGGTTCTTTTTTAAGCGCCCAGCCGACCCCCTCGCGGACTTCGAGCACGTCCCGCAGCAGCCTGCGGTTAAGCCGGTAGTGCCTGTGGTCGCCCCGCCGCCTGCGGTGGCTCCGCTGCTAAATCGCAATAAGCAGTACCAGAACGGAGCGGCACGGCGATGAGGATCGCATTCTGGCTCCTCCGAAGATTCGAGATATTCCGCCTGCCTGAACAGCAGAACACGGAGATACGCGCAGAGGTTGATTCGCTCTATGAAGTAGTCTACGGAGTATGGGGTGAGCACCATGCCTGATTCCGATTACATTAGAATTTTAACACAACTTGATGCTTCTGGCGTAAGAGACGGAATGGCGCAAGTCAATTCTGCCGTCAAGTCCGGTCTCGATCAGGTCAAATCCGCCTATGCTCAGGCTCAGGCGCAGGTCAAAGCTGCTGAAGAAGGACTGAAGACAGCGCAGGCCGCTATCGGGACTAACGCCGCCGCATGGGTTCAGAACAAAACTGCGGTTACCGCCGCTGAAGAGGCGCTGGCGAAGGCGACACTCGCTGCCGCGTCCCTCAAAGCGCAAATGGTGCAGTTGTCACCCGCCGTCGATAAGGCTACCTACTCCATGCTCCAGGCCAGATTAGCTGGCCGTGCCCTGGTGCAGGAGGTCGGAGGCCCACTGTCGTTTGTGTTCGGACAGGTTGCCAGTCAGTCGGCTACGCTGGGTCCGCTCATGGCGAACCTCTTCCCGTACATCGCGGGAGCGGCCTTTGTAAAAATAGCATACGACGTTGGGAAAGAATTGTACGACTTGGTGGAGAAGTCTGGCCCGCTGATCGAGGCGGAGAAGCAACTTGCCGAACAGACGGCAAAGGACACGCAGGAGTTCTCTAAACTGGAGGACCAGTTTGAGCACCTTGAAATCGAAAAAATAACGCAGGAGTTGGGCAAGCTGGCCGGGCTGAAGCTTGCTGGATTTTTCGACGCCGGGGAACTGGCTCGCGATGAGTCCAGAGTAAAGTATCTGAGCGATTTGGCAGTACGTACGAAGCAGAAGATAGCCTCTGATGAATATCAGACATCCAACCCCGTAATATCCACTCTTGAGGCCTTCAATCCTCTGGTGACTGGCATGAAGTTTGCCAATATCGACGACGCACAGGCACAAATAGATAACCTAAAAAAGATAAACGATGAACTGGACACGCTTAACGAAAAGCTACGGGTAGAACACTTGCTGCGCGATTTAAATTCCGGCAAGCAAAGCAAGCAGGAGGCCGACGACCTAAAGGATCAGTTCGACGCGCGGGTCGCGGCGGAGCGCAAGGCCAACGCTGAATTATCCCGCAGCATCCACGATAAATACGACGATCAGGTGTCAGCACTCAAGGCGGGAGCCGATTACTCGAAGGCCGCCGAGACGAAAATCCGCCAGGACGAGCTTGCAGAGGCGGAATCATACGGCAACCGCGTCAAAGAGTTGACGGTCGAGGTCAACAAGCAGGTCGCATCGCTGACACTTGAGGGCCAGACTGGACTCGCCCGCATTGTTCGCGAAGGGCATCGCATCGAGGCCGAAGAAGACAAAAAAGCCATAAAGGAAAAAGAAGCCACCCTGAAAGAGGGCTTTGAGGTTCTGGCTCGCGAAACTGAGCGCGAGGGGGAAGAACAGATTCGCGCCATACAGGCGCAGGAGCGGGACGCCGAGGCTGCGCGCAAAGAATCCTATCAGGTGAAACGCAGAGTAACGGAGTCTGCCGGCGCCATTGGGGTAGATCCACTCGAAGTTCAGAAGGTTCAGGTCGAGGAAGCCGACAAGGAGCGCGAGAAAAGCATATTCGGGGAGAGCGTAAGGCAGCACGTCGAGTACCTTACGCAGATCGCGGATATAGACCAGGGCATCATCAGGGAAAAGAAATCCGTCGTGGAGACGTTGAAGGCTCAGGACGAGGCGGCGTTAGCGGAGGCGCATAGGCATGGTGACGACACGAAGTTAATCGACGAGAACATTGCACGTGACGACCAGCAGTTGGCTGCGTTGTCGAAAGAAGCGGCAATTGACAAGCTGAAGTCCGACGCCGCCATAGTCGAAGCCGAAACCGCCAACTGGCAGAAGCTAATCAAGACCCTCAACGGCGAAATCTCCAGCGGACTCGAACACGCCTTTAACGACCTGCTTCAACATCCGAAGAACTTCCAGAAAGACCTGAACTCCATCTGGCAGAAGATGCTGGAGGATGCCGAAGGGTTCTTTATTAAACTGGGCGTGAAGATCGCTGAGATCGAGGCGCTGAAGATTCTGTTGCCAAACTCACAGGCATCGAAGAATGCTCCGAGCATTGCGGATACAATCCGAGACGCGCTGGGGTTGAAGCATAAGGGCGGGGCTGGGCTGCCCGCGCCGGGGAGTGGTGGAATATTGGGTACCGGCGTCGGAGCACCCACCGGCACTGCCGCGCAGACACCGACACAGGCAACTCATGGCCTCGGCTCACCCGCCACGGCAGGCGCGGACCCGGCTACTAACGCGGTTACGTTGGCGCAGCAACAGGCGCAGGCATTCTACGGCCAGCAGATCAGTTACGACCAGCAGATCCTTCAGGCGCTCCAGGACATCCGCACCAGCGCACAGGAGTCGGCGTCATGTACTTGCAGTTCAAGCGGCGGCGGCAGCAGCCTGGCAAATTCGGCGCTCACCACGGCAGGCGCGTTGGCAGGCGCAGCGGTCGGATCTAAGATCGGACAGATGGGCACTAATAACAGCCCGCAGTACGACAGCGGTGGTGGCTCTTACTTCCCGATCTACGACCCGTATGGTCTCGGGTCTGGCTACAACCCAGGCTACGATCCGAATGACCCAGGGGCCACCGGCAACGACCCCGGAACCGCCAGCGGATGGAGCGCGGGCGGCGCGGACATCAGGCCCAAGGCGCACCTGTCGATGGGAACTAATTATGTGCCCAAGAGCGGCGTGTATCACCTAGACAGAGGCGAGTCGGTTCAGCCAAAAGCGTATAACCCGGCAGCGGGCGGTCAAGGCGCGGGTGGTGACACGCACCACCACTGGGGAGGGATCACGGTCAACGCGCCGCAGGCATCCAACCCACAGCAGATCGGGGCTATGGTGCTCCAGCATGTGCAGTCTGAAATGCGCCGGTCGAACAGGAAGGCGGCATGATGCCCATACAGTTTACCCCACGCGCCGATGGTTGCATTCCGGACGCCTGCCCGGATTGGGATGTGTGCGCGGTCTGCGGGGAAGTGATCGACTACTACGATGGCAAGCAGCGCGTTGAAGATCCGATGTCGCTACATCGATTCAGGCACGGCAGCGAAGGATGTCCGAGGGACCGTAAATGATATCCCTCTGCATGATTACCCTAAACGAATCCCCCCGCCTCCAGCGCGCCATAGACTCCGCACGCTCTCAGGTGGAGGAGCTTATCATCGTAGACACCGGCAGCACTGACGGAACCGTGGATATCGCCCGCGACAACATGGCGACGGTGGCACGCATCCCGTTCGTGGACTTCTCCCACGCGCGGAACTACAGCATATCGCTCGCACACGGGGATTACATTTTCGTCCTCGACGCCGACGAGACGCTGGAGGGCGAATTGCCGGTCCCTCACGTAAAACACAGCTACGCCTTTCATCGGGTCAACGTCGGGCCGGATTACAGGGCATGCGACGATTACCCCGTGCGACTGTTCCCGCGCTCCGCCTGCTACGAGGGCCGGGTACATGAGACCGTCAACGCCTCCGTTGCTCGCAACGGCGGCTCGATCCGCAGCGTAGCGAACGCGATCCGTCACTGGCTCCCGACGCAAGGGGAGCGGAAGGCCAAGAATCTGCGCTACATTGAAGTCTTGAGGCAGGAAATAGCGGAGTCGCCTAACATGGAACGTATGGAGTTTCTGGCGGCGGAGTATTACCAGATGGGCGAGTTTCAGCAGGCAGCGGCAGTGGCGCAGGGGATCGTTGACCGGTGGCCCGGTAACGGTCGCTGGCACCAGCGGGCGCGTCGCTACCGGGAGGCGGTGGCAGCATGACACCTGACGCTCGCATACCCATTCAGGACGCCTCCGTGCGCCAGATCGGTCCCGATACTTTTGAGGGCTGCGTGAGCAAGCAGCAATACGACTCCCTGAAGCTGATGATGCGGACGCCTTCTGTGGTGCTTCAGTGCCAGATATGCCACCCGACGGCGGGGGCGATAACGGTCAGGCTGAAGGCGTTCCTGGAGCGTCCGAAAGTATTGTGGGAGGCCGTTAAGGCGGACCCGCTTACGCCTAAGATCGTGATTCCCGACTGGATGAAGGCTGAGGCTAAGGTGCGGCGGGAGATGGCGGAGCGGAAGATGAAGAAGGCGATGAAGCATGGTCGCTGAGATAGGGGTCGCTGAGATAGAGCTACTCCAGTTTTTTGAGCACGCCTTTGAAGGTCCGCCGTGTCCCGCGTGCCACGCCCCGCACTCGCGCTTCCTGTCCACCACGAACGAATGGAAATACTATTGCAGGGCATGCTACCGCCGCTTTAATGGCGCGGGTGATTTTATGGATGAGGTATCGCGATGAGCACGCCGATATTCGGCCCGCTGCCAGGGCTGATCTCAACCTATAGTCGCGGCAATGCCTGGGAGGGGATTCTCGTCCAAACGTCAGCTTCGCAAATTGAGGCCCGCCAGCAGCAGCAGTCATTTGCGCGGTATTCCGCCGACCTCAGCTTTGATTATTTAACAATGCAGTCGCGCGGATCTTACACGAACGCTATCGCGGCGCAGAATCTTCAGTACGTGATAGGCTTCCAGAACTCCCTCGGCGGTGGACTGTCCAGCTTCTTCTACCGCGACCAGGAAGACAACACTGCGATAGGTTCCGTGATCGGCACTGGCGATGGCGTCACCACCAGTTTCCAGGCGGTTAGGTATTGGGGATCGAACGCTCAGCCCGTCTACGGTTTCGACACCAGAGGCGCAATCAGCTACGGCTCAGGTTACGTGCAGCCAGCATCATATGCGCAGGCCGCGTACAGCAACGGCGTTCAGGACATGTCGGCTACTTTCGACAGCGAGACCGGAATTATAACGTACTCATCAGCGCCCGCCTCCGGCCATGCCTTGACCGCTGATTTCACGTACCTGTATCGGTGTCGGATCTTGGAAAATTCGCTTACCTTCGGGAGGCTGTGGAACACCAATTCGCAGAGCAACCTCAGTACGCCGAATGGCTACTACACGCTGAAGTCGTTCAAAATTATTCAGGTGCTCGCATCATGAGAATCATCGACATCGGCGCATTCTACGTGCGTCCGCGTGGGGTCCGCGTGCCACTCACGCGCGTGAAGTCCAAACCGAAGCGTGGCCAGTATGTGCTCGATGAGGCCAAGGCGCAATATACGACCTCGCGGGCTGATATGAAACGGCGGATCGAATATATCTACAGGGTGATCGCATGACCCGCCGCCAGAGGTACCTAACCTTTATCCCCACGCTGGTCTTGGGGATTTACTTCCGGGGCGTGCCGTATGTTATCTGCCAGTACCCATGCTTGAGTCTGACGTTGACGCTTAACTAAAATGACCGCTTACCCATGGCTAGACGCGACAATCGAGAAACTGAAGGAGCAGGAGCGCGCTAATCTCCTGAAGATTGAGCATCGCCTGTACGAGGATCGATACATCCGGGCGTATTTCAAGAACTACGACGTAGCGCTGAAGCATCACATCGCCGAACTGACCAGCAAGCTCGACTGGAAGCACAAGGTAAAACTGAAGATGCAACTGGACTGCCATCGGTTACGTGTTAAAATTAATGGCGCGGTTCACTATCTGGACTTCGTGCTGTACGACGGGCAACCTCAGGTCATGCACAGAGGGCAGCCGATAGGGAACGAGGCAGGGTGGATTGTGATGGAGGCAATGAAGTAACCATGGAGCCGGAAAAGATCGTACTGAAATTCAGCAATATAATGACTGTATTGCGTGGCACGCTGGCTGGGCGACTGGATGCGCTGGCGGAATGGTTGTCTGGTTTGGCCGACCGTATTGCGCCGCGCGAGGCCGTGCCGCGACTAAACGATTATTCCTATAACGTGTATTCCATAAAAAGCCCGGATGGTGCCGATTCCGTGACAACCGCGACATTGACGGTGCAGGAGAAGGCAAACACTATTACATGGAACCCGCCTTACTGACCCCATGAAGTCTTCCGCCTCTCCCCAGCTAATCGCCTTTCTGAACCAGCCGAACCTGAAGTTCTATGGCGCGGACATCTACGAGTTCGTCCTCCAGAACACCACCAGCGTCCAGTATGCGATCACGGGGATCACGCAGGCTACCACAGGCGTCGTCTCCTACTCCGGCAGCGCCCCTGTCGCGGTCGGCAGTAAAGTCTATTTCAACTACGTTGCGGGCATGACGCAAATCAATATGCTCACGGGCACCGTACTCACCACCGGATCAGGCACGTTCACAGTGGACATCGCCACCAATGTGTTCAACGCCTACGTCTCCGGCGGCACGTTCGCGGTCCTGCCTGTCTTCCGCTGCTCCACCTTCGACCGCCCAATCCTGTACAACGGCGATTACTACCCGGTGGCGCGGGCGGCGGTCAACCAGTTGTACGCCGTGACCGGCATCTCCCAGGCCACGCTGGCAGTCGTGGATATCACCAAAAACCCGTTCAGCGTCGGCGACTCCATGATCTTCGAGTCTGTCGGGGGCATGACGGAGATCAACGGGATGCAGGGGTACGTGGTCGCCCGCGATCCGGCGACCTGCACGATTACGATAGACACCACGTCCTTCGGAGCCTACGCCTCAGGCGGCACGGCGCTGATGCTCTCCGTCCCCGCCATGACGCGCTCGAAGCTGTCCCAGGCGGTCGGATTGAAGGCCAGCAAGGCGGATATCACGCTTCAGGCGACCCCCGACGCGCTCATCGCGGGACAGCCCATGCTTACGGCTATCGCACAGGGGGCGCTCGACAACGCTCAGGTTACGATCCGGCGCTGTTTTATGACCTACGGGGACGTTCACTACAACGACGGCCAGCTGAACGGCCCAGCGATCTGCAATCTGACCGGGTCTCCGTTCGGGACGGGCGATGGCACGATCATCTGGTTTGCGGGCAACGTCGGAGCGATCACGAAGGTCGAAGCGCTCAAGGCCGAAATGGAAGTTTGGGATCTGATCTACCTCCTGAACCGGCCAACACCCAAGAATACCCTTGGACCGGGGTGCTGGCATCAGTTGTTTGATGAAGGATGCGGGATCAGTCCCGGTGGTGGGTTCGGTGGCGTCAACTGGACACAGACGGGGGGGACGATCACGAGCGCGACGACCCCAGGGGTACAGGCGTTCTCAACGAACATCGCTGTGGGTGCGCCACCACCGCCACCACCAGCGCCAGTGTTTTCCCCAACAAATGGCATAAACGGCGGCATTAAGACCCTTCCAGGAAACTTCTATTATGCTGTCCTGACCTACGTATCGACAATTGGCGGGGAGACGCTGGCGTCACCTGTGTCGGTATCGATGTTCCTTGACCCTGGGTATGTCCCCAGGATTCAGCCTCCACCAGATCCAGGCAACGCTGTCGGCTGGAACGTCTATGTTGGCACTGAACCGGGAGCGGAGAACCTTCAGAACGGCGCTGTAATCCCTTTCAGCGGCGCGGGCAGCGGGCCATGGACATCCCCCAACGTCGGCATCAGCTACAACGTGGAGACCCCGCCCGTATTCCCCGGCGCGGGGTACTGGTCGCAGGGGGTTATCACGTTCACCAGCGGCGTCCTGAACGGGATCTCAGCGGTGGTCGATACGTCTGACGACGCCACCGGGTTTATGACTTTGCGGGTGCCTTTGATTATTGCGCCTACAGTCGGGACTAGTTTTTCGGTGCAATGTAACTGTGTGAAAACTTACTACAGTTGTAGTTACAAATTTGGGAACACGATCCACCTCGCGGCTGTGCCGTATACACCAACCCCAGAGCAGGCTTTTTAATCAACAACTTACAGTGAATCTAAATTTCTGCTAAAATAGCAATTGCCCGCAGCGTGTCGAGCGCTGAGGGCAATCTAACCAGGAGTGATCGGAAAGGATCGCAGATGGCTGAAGACAAGAATATCAGGTGGTGCATCTACTCGCTCGCAGCCCAAGAGTACACCCCCTAAATGCCCCTCTACGAATCCCCCGTTAACGACGCCGAAATCTACCTCACCGGCGACCACATCAGTCTGTACATAAACCAGGGCGACTGCGTGCTGCATATGGGCGCGGCGGCGGCGCGGGCGGTGATAAACCTGCTGACGGCGGCGATGGAGAGGCTGAAGGAGAGTAAGATAGAAACATGAGCGCAGCCAGTCGCCAATACAAAAATATCAAAAACTGTGATTTAGGATGGAATCACATAATGATAGAGGTCGAACGTGAACTGTCGGAGGCCCAAAGAAGGGTGGTGGATCTTCAGCAATCACGCAATATCATACTTGATAAAATTCAGAACGGTGAGCTATGCCCAATAAAACTGGCTTTGGGGGATGCAGTAGCTCAGACGCCAGCAGATGATCCCGGAGCCCCTCCCCGACATGAGATAAGCGCATGAACGTTTGGTATTGCCTCTACAGGACGCTTGACTACGCGGCCTTTATAACCGCCCAATTGTGGATACAATGGTTCTTATATTGGAAGTGGAGTGCCTTTGCGGTCGCCTTTGAGCGCGGTTGTGTCACATTTCGTGGCGTCGGAGAGGTAGCCTTTGCCATCGCTATAATGTGGTTCTTTTTGTACTGGTCCATGACTTGGAACAGGAAGGCAGATAAATTGCGAAGCGCGGGTTCGCCGTCTGATCTGGGGGCTGAGGTATAAAATTATGAACGTTAGCCGAAGGGGATTATTCACCTCAGCAGTAGTCGCCGCACTGGCAGGCCTGAAGACGCCGTGTTTTTGGGCATACGATCCCATGACCCCCACTAAACCCCCGGTGGCCACAGAATGCGGCATAGCGACACAAAACATAACATCGGAGAGCGCGCCGTATCTGCTAAACCACAACCGTTGCCTGATTCCCTGGCCATCAGACGTTCTTGGCTGCCCGCCCCCGTATTGCATCACGATAAGCAAGGTAATGACATTCCCCGCAACGGGCACGCTCAGCTACGTTACGGCTGACGGAAACCACCACACCGAACCGCTCTGCTTTCACCCAATTGTGTCTGTAGATGCGGTATGGTGCGACGGCAAGAGGACCGCATGACCTCATCTCCCATGCCAGAAGCCGAAGGCCGCGCGGCTGTGCTCGCCGAGGCCCAGTCCTGGCTTCGCACGCCATTCAAAGAGGGTGCCGCTGTCCGGGGCGCTGGCATTGACTGCGGCAACCTCCTGATGGTCAGTTACCGCGCCGCTGGCATCGCCATGGACCTGACGCCTAACGCGAACATATCCAGCGACTGGTTCATGCACAAAAAAACAGGGCAGCTGCTGAATCCCGTCTCTGCCCACGCCCGTGAGGTAACCGTTCCGCAACCGGGGGACTGCGTGCTGTTCTTTATCGGCAAGGACTGGGCGCACGCCGCCATCGTAGCGCGGCAGGGCTACCCGGTCGTTATCCAGGCGCGCTGGAAGGCCTGCGTTCAACTGGCCGACTGCACGCAGGGAGATATGAAGAACCTGAAGCGGGTATTTTATTCGCCGTGGAGCGCGCCTGCGCCGGTGGCTTCTCCGTTCGGGCTGCATGGGGTTGACGCGCACGCTGCCGTGGTGCCGGTGTGAGCGCGGAAGTGGACCATGGTGGCGGATCAGTCCGGGAGTTAAAATAGCAAACATGGAAGTCAAACGCAGATCTTTTTTCTCCGCGCTTATCGCGCCGATTGTCGGGCTGTTTACAGGTGACCGGGTTGAGGCAAAGATGGTGGAACTCAGGGGCAATGGCCATGAGTTTCCCGCCGACGTGTCGGTTGCCGAACCATCCGTCCGCGACCTGTTCACCTTTAACGGCTGGAGCGCTATCAACCCCAGGCGATGCTATAAATGCGGAGAGCCTCACCGAGACGCCTTCACACTCTATGCGTTTACCTCCGTCACGCCGCCAGCGCCGCCGCCAGCTTTGGGAAGAAACGTTGAGTCTGCGTTTGCGCTCATGCCTATCGACGAAACAAGGCTCGCTGAGTTCATCGCACTCGGAAAATCGATAGGCTTCTATCCGCAGAGCATGGACATTACCCGCTCATGGGACAAGTACGCAATGGTCACGTTGGCATTTTCACAGGGGCCAGACCCGCGCGTCAAGCTGTGACCACTGAGCAGCGCATCATAGCCATATTCGAGCGCGAGGCCCAGGCGTTCCCTGGCGCCTCCCGCATGGCCGGACACACCGAAGTCCGCCCGATCACGCTGGCCACGACCGCCGCCGACATCGACTCGCTTGCGTTCATGTCTGCGATCACGAACGTGGAGAATGAGTTTCGCGTGATTACGAACGAGGAGTATGCGGGGCTGCGGTGCGTGGGGGATTTGTGCCGGTTGTTTAGTGGGGCACATGAGGAAGTCCGCGTGGTGTAACCTTGGTATGGAGCACTGGCCTCCACCATGGGGTCATACAGGGGCGCGCCTCCCGCTACGGGGCACGCTCCTGTTCCTGAATCCGTAGCGTCTCACACAGACTGCATACATTATCCGCTCCCCTTTCTGTTCTAAACTGTAAGCAGTGTCTTTATTTGGCAGTTCCGGCCCGCCCCCGATAGCTTCCTTCCAGAATACGCAGCCTTTTGGCGCGTACCCGGTCCAGCAAAGCTTGCGTGGGCAGGCTTTACAGATCGCTATTGGCACCCCAAGAGTCACTGGCGGCGTCGGGTGGATTGGGGACTGGCATACCATACCGGGCAGTAGCGGCAGCAGCAAGGTCGGTAAGGGGTCGGGCGGTGGCAAGGGCGCGGTTGATGTCCTGTACGTCGCCTCATTCGCAATTTTTATCTGCCAGGGTGGCCCGAACCCAAGCTCATACGGCACGGTCTGGCGCGACCGCAGCATCTATGTCCCGACCAACTCCCAATCTCCGATCCCGCTGTACTTTTCCACTGGCCTCCGTGGCCAGGACCCCACTCTAAACACCGTCCTCTCGGCTGGCGGCCAGTTCGGGCCATACCCGGCCAATCAGATCCTCGGCTACAGCGAAATGACGATTGCCTGGTACAAGGATGCCAACCTCGGCAGTTCCGGCGCGATCTCCAACTACTCATACGAAATCTTCGGCCAGGCCACGTACGCGGGGACCGTTACGGTCTCCGGCACCTCGGTAACCGCCAACGCCGGGTGCCAGAGTTTCACCGGCACCATCGGCTTCCCGTCCATGATCGAGTTAACGGGAACGATCACGCTCGACGGCGTGGTCTGCCCGGTGGCCTCAGTTAACTCCGGTACCTCAATAACGCTCGTGTCCTCAGCCACCTCGGGCGCTACGGTGCCATTCGCCGCCGTCCTGTCCCCCGATGCGCTGGTCACCGAGGCCATATTCTTTCTGTTAACGGACTTCAATTGCGCTCACTTCCCGTATGCCAGTATCGGGAGCATGCAGGCCCCGTACGGGGTCGTTAACGTATCGCTGACGGTGGTCAACTGGGTATCCGGGGACAAGTTTGGCGGTCTTGTCGTGGGCACCAACATCGCCATATACCGCGCACAGTACGTCATCGCGACCATCGTCTCCGATACGCAATTGACCCTCACCACCACGGTCGCTGGCGGTTATCTGTACAACGTGCTCTTCTTCGGATGCGGCGGCGTCACGAACTACTGCCTCGCCGCCGGACTCGGCATCTCCCCCATCATCGCCAACCAGGACACGTACTCAAGATACCTGGCAGAGTGGTTTCTGGTCGGGAACATGGAGATGTTTTCGAGCGAAGGCATCCTCAAGTTTGCCACCTACGCGGATAGTCTGATGACCGGAAACGGCGTCACCTTCGTGCCGAATCTGACCCCCGTCTACAGCCTCAGCCTGGACTCTTTCATAGCGCCACAAGGCCAGGCTCCGGTGGTATTCTCCCGCACGGCCCCACGCGATATCAACAACCGCCTTGTACTGCAATATAACAACAGGGGCAATCAGTATAACCCCGAGATCATGGAAGACGAGGACGCCTGGTCGATTCAGTACCAGGTCGGGCGGCGTAACACCGGGGCGGTCATCTCCCTGCCTTGCATTTGTGAGGCTACCGTCGCGCAGTCGGTTCTCAGCACGCAACTCAAGCGCAACGTCTACATGGTCCGCAAGGTCGCCTTCACGCTGGGGTGGGCGTACAGCATCCTGGAGCCGATGGACCTGGTGGACCTGCCCGAGCAGTATCCGTCAACCGGTTTCTGCACGGCACGTATTCTTACCATAGAAGAGGACGAGAACGGCAATCTGGCCATGACCGCCGAGGTACTGCCGTTCCCGATACTGACACCATCGCTCTACCAGAAGGCCAGCGCCGGTGGCTTCACTGCCGGGTTCACCGCATTGCCGGGGGCGACGAATGTGCCCGTTTTTCTGGAGTTAACGCCGCAAATGTCATCTGCCGTAACAGCAACTTCATTCATCCTCGCCATCGCGCTGTCGGGCGGCCCGAACTGGGGTGGCGCTAATGTCTTTGTGTCAACCGATGGCGGAGGCTCTTACGATGCCATCGGCGCGCAAACGATTAACGCCAACGTGGGATATCTGACATCCGGCCTCGCCGCCGTGGCCAATACGAATGTTCCCGATACGACGAATACCCTGAGCATGAATCTTCAGGAGTCGCTCGGGGATTTGAGTAGTTTTACGCAATCCCAGTGCGACAACAATGTCTCGCTGGCCTTGATCGACCAGGAGATAGTCAGCTGGAAGACGGCCACGCTGACCGGATCGAACGCCTTCGACCTGACCTACCTGCGCCGGGGAGTGTTCGGGACGCCCTGCACGGCCCACTCTTCGGGCGCCCCGTTTGCGGATTTCAGCAATAACGCCGCCAGCGCTTTCCAGTTGACGTATTCGCCAGCCGGGGCATCGGGAAACTCGCCGACCGGTTTTCGGGTTGGCCAGACCCTGCATTTCAAGTTTCCGGCGTTCAATATGGCCGGTCAGCAGGCGCAAGCGCTTTCCGATGCCGTGGATTATGGCTATACCCTGACCGCGCCGTCCGTGCGTGCGCCGTTGAGCCTGAAGCCTTATTCGCAGCAGTATTTTTTCGCCCCCTCCGGTTATGCTTTTACGATGGCCCAGGTTGAATCGGGCAACGCCGTCGCCATCGAAGGCACGCCGCCGGTAAACTCTTTCTCGCCGGCTGTTGCTGCGCCGACGATTGACTTCACCGCGACACTTACGGGTGGCCATTCTCCGAACTGGATCGCTCCGAATGGCCTATACGTAGCTCAGGTTTTCGCCATCGATTCCAATGGACTATACAGCACAGGGTCGCATCTCTGCGAGTTTACAATTACAGGCAGCGGGTATTGGGCAACCTTCAACGTCACATTCCCGTCAGGCACTTCCGGGTACGAAGTTTTTATCGGGCCGAGCTTCGACAATCTGGTGGGGCAGGGAAAGCAGGCAGGAGCACCGACTTCGATAACGATTCAACGGTATAACTCTGAGGGATACGGCCCTCCCGATCCACAGGCGACCAACTTCCACGCACAGGGTAAACAGGTCATCCATGGCGGCATCGCCGCAACCAACGTGGTGTCCTCAACGGCTTCCACTGTGGTTGTTAATTGCCCGTCCGCCCCCTCATCGGGTGAATTCGCGGGACGCTTCCTCATTCTGGTCAGCAAGGCCGGACTGCCGGCCACGCAGCAGTATGCGATTCAGCCGATTATTGGAAACGACACCGGAACGCCCACATGCACTTTGAACGTGATCAGTTCGACAGGATTGCTTTATGGCGCTGGTGATCTTGTTTTGATCTCCACGCTGTCGAGCGCCGCGACGGCCACCAGTATTTCCGATGCCGGTCTGGTGAGCCCGTATGCTCCGTATGGACTGGGAACGGCAATAGCAACCGCGACTGCCGGGAGCGGAGCAACTACGCTGACCGTGACCGTGAGTTCGGGAGCGATTGCGATTGGCCAGTACATTACGTCTCCCGGATATCTGATTTCAGGGACGAAAATAACAACACTCAGCGGGACCGGGCCTTACACGGTCGGCATTTCATCGGCTACTCTCCAGGTGATGAGCAGCACGTCCGTTTGCGTCGCCAACAGCAACGAGAAAGGCAACCTGCTTCGGGTTCTTTACGATCCAACCGGGACGGCAAGCCCCGCCGATCCTCCCGTTACGATAACGGACATCACGAATACAGGATGGACCAATACGCCGTGGAAGAATATTCCCGGAACCGGCACGATTTTTATCGAAGAAGAGCCGACATGGAGAACCCAAATCGACACAACGGCTGCGATTAACTCAGTGGCTCCGACCACGACATCTACGAATGCCGTTCCGCTGGTTAACCTTCCCGTAGCGAACCTTGAGGGATTCGTTGCGCTAATCGAGTTGCTCGGCGCCAATTCAAACGGCCTGTATTCGACCGAGCTGGGCGACGGCCTCCGTATGATTTACATCGTGCCGCCGCCGGATGGCGGGGCTCCATCGCCGAACTATATCGTGCCGGTAGTCGGAGGCGTAGCGACACCCGACGCATCCAAGGGGCCGAATATTCTCATTCTCACCCCGACAACCGGAAACGTGACCGTCGTTCAGCCGATCAACTACGGTACCGTCGCCGGTACGGACACGCCGTGGAGCCTGGAAACGCAGGAAGACCCGACCGGGACGACGGGGGGATGGGTGGCCACGCTCGACGCTACGTACTTCACCCTGGCCAACCAGATCACGAATACGGCGACCTCGGTTAACAACACCGGTTGCGTCTTGCAGTTGAGCACCAACTCATCCGGCAATACGCAAGAGACCAGTCAGCGGGTCAGTGACCAGCCAATCGCATCTTTATGAGAAAGATAATCACCATCGCTTTATTTTGCTCGGCGTATCCGGCCTGTTTCGCGCAGACGGCATCCCCTCCGGTCCTTTACGCCGGGGGTCAGCTCACGGGTCCGGTGTACTATGCGCCGCCACTGTCGATCACGTCGCTCGGGCTTGCGTATCCGTTTGAACGGCTCAACGACGCTACCAACTGCACTGTGGCATACACGGGAGGTAACGCAGCCAGTCACGTTTATCAGGCGCGCGTTCAGACCAGCGGAACTCCCGATACGATTGCATGGCAGAAGGACGGCGGTTCGTGGTCGTCCGGCATACCCATATCCCTTGCATCGTTTGCCAACTCACACGCTTACTCGGTTGGTCAGGTGGTAGTCGGATCGGGCCATTCGCAACTGGTCACCGCTTCCGTGTCGCCATATACCAGTCAGTCGTCCGGCACGCCATCCTGGAGCACCTCGGGCGGTTCGGTGGTTAGCGCAAACGTGACCTTCCGGGATATGGGCGCGCGGCTGTGTATCCCCCTGACGGACGGAGTAATCATCGGGTTCGGCGCGTCCACGGGACACAGCGCGACATGGAACCCGCAGTGGGCCAATGCTACACCGTATGGCGCTGGCGGTGTTGTAGCTGTCAGCGGATACATTCAGGTGGTGACGGCCTGCTCCCCGAGCTGCCCGCAGAGCAGCCAGGCATCGGGAAGTCCGTCATGGAATTCGACTCTCCACGGTACGACATCGGACAATTCCGGTGCGCTGACGTGGACCAATGAGGGTCCGACAACCGATGGAATGAACAACCCCGATTCGTGGACCTTCTCTGCCACTATAAGCGGCACCTCCGTTAACACTACCCACAACGCGCCGGGTACCAATACGCTCTTTACGACGGTACAGCAGCGTCTCGGAGACACACTCGTGTCGTCCGTTTATCCGGTAGATCCGACCGGGCAGAACGATTCAACGGCGGGACTGAATGCGCTGGCCGCGCAAGCCGCCCTGATAGGAAATTGCGGGGAGGTTCCCTCGGGGTGGTACAAGGTCACAGGCCTGACGCTGATATCCGCGTGCCTTGAGGCTGAGGCGTCTGGCCAGGTATTTATCGAAGGCACCGTGGCCAACACCCCCGTCATCCGAATGATGGGATATCGTTCGAAGATTAAGGGCTTCCAGGTTTCGAAATCCCCAGGGCTTGCAGGCGTATCCCTGGTGCAGGTCTACGCTACGCTGACCTCTTCGCAGCCTGGAGTGACCGCAAACACGCAGGACACCGTAATCGAGGATGTGCTCCTGCAAGGGAGCGCCAATGACCACGTTGCGGCGGGCCTTGAGATCACCGCCGATCAGGGTGCTGAGGTACAGTTCACCTGGGGGACTCGCGTCCATATCCAGGGCGCGGATCGTGGCTGGTGGACACACAGCACGGCAGCGTCTTACGCGACCGGCCATGACAACAACACCAATAATTGTACCGATTGTATAATTGAGCAATCCAGCGTGTGTCTTAGTATTCAAGGAAGTGGGGAGAGCGTCTATAACAACTTGCAGACCAACGGGTGTAATGCGTTTCAGTCCGTTGGCACGGTGACGGTCAGCAACGGATCGTATACGGTGACCGCAAACGCCCCATGCTCGACGTCTCCTGTTGTGTCCCCGGTATTTGTTGGCATTCCGGCCGGTACGCCGATTTACTTTCCCGCACAGACCGGGCAGAACCAACAAGCCTTCGTGGCCTCGGTGACGGATTACTGCCACATCCAGCTGACGGCTCCTTTTGCGGGATCTTCCGACTCCAACGCCGCTTACGGCGTGGCTCTGGCTCCGGTCGTAATTGAGCCTGTATGGGTCCCTGGTGGTGCCATCACATCAACAAATAACCAGGTGCAAATCGGTGGCGGCGAGAGTTCCGCTCCGTTGGTATTTATCGCCCCTGGCGCGTGCGGTAATCAGATCACCACGACCGCTGTGGCCAGTTCCTATGGCGTGACTGGCTTCAACGTGATGGACCTCTCAGGATGCAGCCATTTTTCCTTGCCGAGATTTAATGTCTGTCCGGGGGTCGATTCGCTCGGTCAGCCGACTTTCGCGATTGGTTACTGTGCATTAAGTGAGATAGACGCAACTCGCGGGCAGTGGGCCACGTTCCAGATTTTCCCCGTGACGGGCGGCGGTGCTGCAACCGGTGGACAGCCGGACTTGTTTCGGATAGACGGTAATTACAAGGGCGGCTACTCTCCGGTCGGAGTGAATGCGGCATCTCTCGATTACAACAATACCGGACAGGAGTGGCGTGCGTCCACGACCTACACTTATGGCGAGGTCTATGTGATCGATGCGGCGGGCCACGCCCAACAGATAGTGAGCGGGTATTACTGCGTGTCGGGCACTACACAGCCAACCTGGAACGACACCGGGGGTACGACAACAGATGGAACATGCCTCGCAATAGATCGGGGCTACGGGGCACCCACCGGCCTTGGCGGTACATATCCGGGCGGCGGACTGTATGTGAACACGGACGCAAAGTGGACCGATGGCACCATTCGCGCCGACACGAACCGCACGGATGCGCCGATCACCGGTTCAGTGGATTTTCTGTTCCAGGGCCAGGACTATGCCCGTATCCGTTCGCAAAATAACTCCGGCGGGAATTACACGGATATCGAATTCCTGTCTCTGGTGAATGTGGCTCCCGCATACCCTTCGCCGGTGAGCGTGATCGCCCGCTTGCGCGGACAGGGCGGCCTGCAACTGACGCCAGCCACTCCGGGTTGCAACGCGGGCGACCCTTATGACATCTGGCCCACCGCTTACGTAGCCGGATCGCCGGGAACGGCGTCAACTCTGCAAGTATGCCTGCAAAATGAAGCCGGGACGTACAAGATGTATACACTGGCCAGCGGCGCGGCGATCCCGCCGCCCGTGGGATCTCCTCTTTACGTTGACCTGCCAGCTAACAACACCGGTCAATCGCAGGTTATTTTTTCCTACCAAAACGCAACATATTTTGGTGGGCAAATTATCACTCAGTACATAAATCCAGCATCGAGCTCCCTAAGCTATATGGAATTAGACACCGAGAGTGGTGCAAGTACTTTCATTCCATCCCTTATCCTGCACGACGGTGGAGCGCAGCTTATGCCGGATCTGTCCGGCGGTGGCTTGTGCCGCGCTGGCATCTGGGTACCTGGTAACCCGGTCAGCACGACGGTTGGCACCGAAGGGACGTTGAACTACGTCCAGCCATCCGGCGGCAATCCGGGCACAATAGAGTTCTGCGGCGGCAACGGATCGGGCGGCGCCGCGGAGTACGGCATCGCGAGTCTGCCTAATCTGATAACGGCCAGCGCAACCCTGACGCTCGGCGCGGCGACCGAAATCGATCTCAAGATTGGCGGCTCAGTCCTCACCAGCCTGACGGCATCGGCGTTCACCGTTGGCGTGCCCGCGTATTTTCAGGCCGCGATTTACGGTGCAGGTTCTTCCGGCACTCCGATTGTTGACACGAGCAATAATTTTGTAGGCAAGGAATTCACGTCTACAAACTCAGGCACTAACCTGGATTTCCAAACCCAATCGGGCTTTGCCTGGAACGGCCAGGGGGACATCGGGGTTCGGTCGCTTATTGTAGGCTCCGGTTCAGGGGTATTCGCGGTGTCCAACACCGGCGCAATCACCGGATCTCATATCCAGAGCGTCGGAACGGGCGACAGTCCGTCGTTTACCGCGCTGAGCATTACGGGCACCAGCACGACTGCCTTAAACGTTGCCTCAGGCGGGTTTACTGCCAATGGCTCATCGGGGGCCGTCAGCGGCACTACGGGCTACATGTCCGGGAACTGGACAGCGGGCAATCTGATCGCGACTTCGGGCGTGTCAGGGACTTCCGGCACGTTTACGACTCTCACGTTTACCGGGTCGCCCGCCACTGCTGGGCCATACATCGCCGGAAGCGGGATTACAATCGGAGCCGGAGGCACCAACAATATCGCCGTGACGACTCCGTACCCAGGAAGCACGGCTGGTACTCCATTCACCAATCTTTTGAGCTGCACGACCGTCACCGGCGGGGTTCCGTCTGGATGCACGATACTCACGGGGCCGTTTCCTTATGTAGCTTCAATACCGTAGGAGGTAAAAGAAAGATGGAAAAGTTTAGACAAATGATTGAACGCATAAAAAGATTGATCGGGACTGGTATGCTGATTATCGCAGCCACAAATGCCGAAGATGTGAAGTCCGTTGAGCTTCACGTCCTGACAGACAAGGATATCGCGACGATCTGGCGGGCGCAGGCGAAGATAGCCAACGCACAGGCCGCGCGCACGGAAGCCAAGGCGGCATCTGACCGAGCCGACTCTGCCGCGATTGAGGCGCGGGAGGCAATCGAACTCGTCAAACACATCTGCGGCGAGGGGCAGATGTTCGCCGAAGCGAAGAAGGATGTTTTCGCATGCGTGGCAAGTCCGGCGGCAAGCTCGGCACCGGAGAAAAAGTGAGGACCGTTCGCGGGCTTTAAGACGCCGGAGCGTTCCCGTTTTTCTGATACAATATCCTTCGTGAGTCGCCCTCGACCAGCGGCCACACACACAAGCTGTGGCGCATCCACTTTTCTTTGTTCTGGGTGCGCCCCGATTTTTTGATTTCCGGGGCATGGCAACCCGCCAGGCGGCTAAGGTAGCGCACCCGTCTCCGCAAACGCTATAATGGCCAGCGAGGCGTTACTAATGTTCTTTACGTCAGAGGTTGAGCAGTGAGGTGGCTGGCCGGCCTTTTGGCTGTCGGCAGCCTTTTGGCTGTCGTTCTTTGGTCGCAGCCTCCGAGTATTCCTCCGGGGAGTACTGGGGCAAGCGGCCCTGGATTCGCAAGCCGAGTCGTTTATTTCGCCGCGCCGGGATCGCAGACAATCACGCACAACCTCGGGCTGGCATCACCGTATGTGCCGGGGTTTAGTGCCGTGACAACGCTTTCCGGATGTCAATTCTCGGCGTGCGGGAATATCTCAAGCTATGCGGCCAATTCCTTTTCCATAACGTGTGCGGGCGCGTGCAATGGGGTCGAATGGCTGATCCCGTATGCGGCCAGCACCCAGCCGACAGCCGATTTCTACCTGATCGTGGGCGCGGCGTCAGCTACGGTTTTTCAAAACACGCCGGTTCCAGCGACGGCGACTGTCACCGTGGGGGCTCTCTTTGGATATTCGGGAGTGGTAACGCTCTCGTGTACGAGCACTACGGTGTCCTGTGTGTTCTCTCCCGCGACAATCACCGGGTCGGGGACCAGCACAGTCTCAATCACGCCGAACGGGACAGCCTTAAACTCGACTTCGGGAACGGCAAATGTCGTGACGATCTCCGGCACGGACGGATCGCTGACGCACACGGTCAACGGATCGGTGACTGTATGGACCGGACCCGTGCAGCAGTGGAAAATGAACGAAGGATCAAGCCCGATGGCCGATTCGAGCGGTCACACGAACAATCTTACGAACACGAATGCGACTTATGGCAGCGTCTCCGGGTTGCTGTCGAATACGCTGAAATTCAATGGCACGAACACGACATCGGCGGCGGCGAATTACACGAATACGAACTTCACCGGATCGACTCCGTTTTCGGTCTGCGGCTGGGCAAATGAGACTTCGTACACAAGCCAGCTCGAAATGCTGCTGGGTAACGTATCGTCCTCCGGCCAGGGATGGGTTGTTTTCCTACAGGGCGGCGGCGGGAACCGGCTGACGTTTTCCTTGAGGGTCACTGGCGGCGATGCGAACGAGAACTTCAATTTTATTCCCACCACGGGGACGGCGTTTCAATTCTGTGTCGCCACGGACGGCACGGAAAAGGTAGCGGGCATGACTGCTTATGCCAACGGCGTATCTTCGGGCGCATATAATACGGTACAGGACAACCTGTCCGGTTCTATTGCCAGTGCCACGCCGGTGTACCTGGGTTACTACCAGACCGCAACTACCCTTCCGCTTACCGGCGGCATCGCTGACATTCGCGTCTACCCATACGCGCTCAGTTCGACGCAGGTAACCGCGATTTACAGCCAAGGAGTCCAGTGATGAAGCGCCTATACGTCCTGCTTTTCTGGTCTGCCGCCGTATCCGCGCAGACGATCACGAACGGCGCGGGTACGCGCGTGCTGCTCAGTCAGATGGGCGCGCCCGTGGCCGACATCACGGCGGGCTGCAACACCGACACGATGCTGCAAGCCAACGGCAGTGCGTGTCCGAACGAACTGGCCTACGTCAACGCAGCCTTTGCGGTGGCGACGGCGACGAACCCGGTGCATTTGATTGCCGACTATCCGTTTTTGGTTAATGGTCCGATCATTATCCCCATAGGCGCGGTCGCCTACCTCGAAGGGCTGGGGATGAACGTGAGTAGCTTTGTGATCGCGAACGGCAGCAACGCCACTCCGATCTGTACAGACTTTCCAGGGCGAACTGCCGGTGGGCTCACCTGCGGTATCAGTATGGCCGTCGGCACGCCTCCCGCCCAGGTCGGCTCGCTCATTATCCGCGACATCACCGTCAACGGCAATCGGGCCGGTAACAGCACCGGAGACCTGCACTGCGTAACAGCCTGGTGCGCGGGAATTCTCGCCGCTAACCTTGAGTATTTTGAACTTACTAATGTGCGAATCAAGAACGCTCCGACGTTCGCTGTGTTCACGACTAACGTTGGGACGCAGGAGTATCACAACGTGGAGGTTGACTCTACAACGGCATCCGGCTCGAATACGGACGGCATCCACGCAGCGGGGCCGTTTGGCACAATAAATGCTTCGAACATCCGCGTTACCGGGTACGATGACTGCATAGCTCTTAACCTGCCAGAGGGTTACTCTGGCAGTGGTGGGACCGCACAGTTCACCAACGTAACCTGCAATGGCAATCTTTCGCTGTTGAGAGCCTACGCCTACCAGAACGCGGGAAACATCTGCGGCTCCTGTACATTGGGTCCGGTGCAAATCAGTAACTTCTTTCTGAATGCTACATCCAACCCATATGCTAATGGTGTAATCATCGGCAACGATGCCAATTATTCCAGCACACTGGATCAGGTGCAGTCAATCCAGCTTACAAACGGTATTTTCGTGACTCCTAACAGCTTAGTTACTACGTTAAACAATGTCGGAACGCTTTCGTTTTCCAACGTTCGGTGGAGCATTACTGGCGGCAATACGGCTAGCTGGCTGGATTTCGGAGCGACCTCGACAATCAGCAGCTTCCTCTGCGCACCCTGTACGATATACGCCAATGCAGCGTGGAATGGATTCACGCCGCATTGGGGAAGAATAGCCTTGAATTCTACGGTCAAGAGGATCGAGATGAACGGCACCGCAATTGCTGTCGAGTCCGGCCAGTCTCTTTCGGCGACCGCTTACGGATTCGACATTCAGTCGGGAAGTTCTGTCGGATCTTTCGTGATGACGGCCATGGACCCTACCTTGAACCCGACTCTTCTCAACGGCAACGAATGGTCGCGGGTCACGAACTTCTACGGCGCGGGCGTTCCCGCGTACTACCGCAACACGACGTATGCCAATCTACCTCCAGCGACTTACGTGGGGCTGTCCGCGTCGATCAGCGACGGGACCAGCATCGTGTGGGGCGCGACGGAAGCGGGCAGCGGATCGAGTTACGCGCAGCTGACCAGCGACGGGACGAACTGGACCGTCACAGGAAAATAGGTACCACATGAGATCATCAAGCATCCTTTTGTTAGCGGTCCTCCTGCTACTCGCAATCTTCCTGCTGGTAAGCGCAGCTGTGCCAATCCCGCACGCGGGAACGATAGCGCCATGATTCCGCTATTTTTCCTTCTCTCCGCTTCCGCGTTTGCGTAGTCCGGTCCGGTGTCATACCTGTACCGCGACTGTACGACCGTGCGCGCTGAGGAGAGCGGGATGATCGCCCTGGCGCGGATACGTGCGGGCAATGCGCTGCTTTCCGAATTTACAGACATCCGAGCGTGTTAAGCGGGCAGGTTTCAAAAATTGACTTATGCCAGCCACACACGTTTTGATTCGCGGACACCAATTCACCTATGCCGAGAAGGCTCCGTTTGCAGTGTCTGGCGAGTCCGTGTTGGGAGCGATTGAGTACGACGAAACCACAGACCAGACCAAGTGCCACGAGTGCGGAGAATGGTTCAGTGGCATGGGCAGCCACATTAAATCACACGGAATAAAGCGGGACACATACAACGAGAAGCACGGTATGCGGATACGATCTTCGCTGTCTGGCTTTACCGTTCGGCAGAAGCACCGGACGCTGGCCACAAAAGCATTTGAGGGGGGCGGCAACCTGAACCGCGTGGACGTCGAGAAGAAGGACGCAGCCAGGATAGCCACCAACAAGCGACGCAAGGGAACAGCCGGAAACACGGCGGAGTACGACAACGAGCGCGCCAGGTGCAAGGCGCAGTCTCTGTTCAAGATCCAAACTCTTGCGGCGCAGACCGGGCACACGCCGACCTCGGCGGAATTATCTCAGATCGGCCTCGGGTCAACGATGCTTGCCTCGCGGTTTGGGTGCGTTAAAAATGCAATGCGGCTCGCAGGTCTGGAGCCTAACTTGGATGGCCACGTGCCGATGTCTGTCCCAAAAGGATTCCCTACGGCGGAAGAAATCGCAGAGCGCAAGCGTCGATGGGAGGCGCCTATGCCGTGGCCGAAAGACGACGGCCCCAGTCTTCCATTCAGCCGGTCTGCCATAGCTGGAGCAATGGAGCGGTAAGCATTATCACCACCGTTCATGACGCGCGCCAGAAGCTGACTTTACAGGCATCCGAAGGTTAGCATAAGCGTACTCACCGACATTCAGGCGCTCTTGACGGCGCGCGGGATACGCTACTGCCTGGCCCCGTACCCGGAGACGGATACGCTCGAAGAGTGGGCGGACAGGCACGACGCGCCGATCCCGCCGCAATGAAGCCTCGGGGGCTATCCAAATCCAGTATTGCGCCGATAAGGATTCATGCTCAAAATCGGAAGCATGGATAAACTCGAAGAGGAATCAGATTTGGAGCGTGACAGAAGGACGCGGGTTGAAATGTCGGGAAGGACGCGGTAGGATGGAAACCAGTCTGGGCAGGAGTCCCGGAGATCAACCACACACATTGGCCCGCGCGGGTACTGACTGACCCGCGCGGGCCGTTTTTTATGCGGGCAGGAAAGCGCGTGCGACGTACTCAGCCAGACTGTGAGCAGTACCACGGCACACGCGCGGCCAGGGATAGGCGTTAAAATAACCACATGTTCTCCCAAGTCCCCCACCACCATAGGCTGTACGCGGGAATCCTGACGGCCATCGGCTCCGTGGCGATCTATTATCTTATTCAGGTCGAGCGGGCAAACGTTAGATTTCAGGATCAGGCCACGTTAACGCTTCGGACGCTGCCGAAGACGTTTACCGATGCGGTCCACGTTGAGATGACTGGTCTGCGCGCTGATGTACTGGCAAGGGTAGACGTGGGGCTTGACGATCTTGAGAAGACCGAACAGGACGCCAATGATCGCGTGGCTAGCGGTTTGTCGATCCTCAGGCAGGCCGAGTCCGACGCCAGCGACAGACTGGAACCGATCACGAATCCCGGCACCGGCGTCACCGCAACGCTATGGAAGCTGGAGACGGATTTCAACCAGGGGCTGAACGGGAAGGGCGGGGCGGTTCAGAGCATAGCCGAACTGAGCGGGGCGTACCAGGCCGTGCCGTCTCAGTTGGCAGCCCAGGTTCTCCCCGCATGGAAGGCTATGGAGCCGGAGTTTACGTGCAGGCGCACGCTCCCCGACGGAACCACCGCCGGGTACGGGGGGTGCTACCACGCAGCGATCACGGCCACGCTCAACGAAACCCGCAATACGCTGGCGCAAGTACAGATCGGCATGAAAACATTCCCGGAGGTAGCCGTAAACATTAAAGCCGCCACAGATGCCAGCGCCGAAGCCAGCAAGAACGCCGCCGGGGTGCTCGCAAATTTAAAGGAGAGCACCAGGCCACTCCCCCGCTGGGCGCGGATCGGATTGGGTGTAGCCCCGCCACTGGCATCCACCGCCAGCGCGATCATCGGCGCTCTGGCCTTAATCGGCGCGCTGTAGCTGCGGCTGTGGCTGCGGCAGCCTGCGGCAGCCTGCGGCTGTGACTGCGGCTGTGACTGCGGCCGTGACTGCGGCCGTGACTGCGGCAGCCTGCCTTAGTACGCTACCGAGCCGATGACTGAGGTGACTGCGGTTGTGACTGCGGCGGTAGCGCGTTAACCGCAGGAAACGCTACACTGTACCCATGTACCTCCATGCCTTAGCGGACTTCGCGGATCGCCATAAAGAGGGGCTTGGCTTGCTCGGGATCAGCGCCGTCGTAACGATGAGACCGAAACTGCCGTGGCCTTTCTGTCGGGTGGAGGCGCTTGAGTGGTGCTACGAGTGGATGCGTGAGGCTCTGTTGACGTTACTCAGCTTCAAAGGTCCCCTGCCGCATGGCGCAATGGCGCAGTCTTCGGAGCACACCAGCACAGATGCGGCGGGAAACAGGGAAACGTCTAAGGAGTCGTCTTCGACGGGCGCAGCGACACCGCCGGTCGCTTAGGGCATTGGGGTTCGTGCTTCCGGCGTTCGCGATCGCCCATGGGTTTCCTGCAAAATGTGCATGGCGCAAGGCTTTTTGGCCGACCCGTCATGCTTGACATTGTGACACAAAAATACTACCATTCATCGTGCCCTATTTCTGCAAGCGGAATCTGGAAAGCTCGCCAAGCTCTAATCCAGATTCTGCCTTTCAGTCTCTGAATCCAAGATCGCTGCTGAACGAACACTCTGCCCCTGCGGGCGCCCAAAGGAACCCAACCCAGAATGACATGGCTACACAATCTGCTTTCCAAAATTGAAAATTTACTCGGCAAAACATCCCCGAAAATCGAAGCGGTCGCTCAGGAGATCGAATCCCTGCTGCCAGCCGCCCTTGGCATCGTTAACGACATCAACGCAATCGCCCCCAACAAGACGCTGACTGAGTTGAACGCGGTGGCGACGAAATACGCTTTGCCTGGGATAACCGCGCTGGCCGAAGGCCAGACGGCCGGCAACGTGGCGTTGAACCTGGGAACCCAGATCCTCGCAAAAAACCACGCACCGACAGCGGATACTTCGCTGCTGAATACCGTCATCCAACTGGCGGTGACAGCAGCAAACGCGACCGCGCCCGCTCCGACCACATCCCCCGCCGCTTAACCGCGCGGCATGCGTTAAGTCGAGACCGCCCCATTCGGAGCAATCCGCTTGGGGCATTTTCTGCGTTAAAATAAAACCATGCAACACCCCACGAGCAACCGCATATCTCTGATCCTTCTGGCCGCTGGCCTTGCCATGGCGGCCATGTACATTTGCTTTTCGCCTCCGATGGCGGTGGCGCAGGGCAATCGCGTGGGGCCGGAGAGCGCATATCCGCCAGCGTCCGTACCGGGTTTTCCGAACCCAGACGTAACGCAGGAAAATATCAGTTCAACCGTCTGTAGGGCTGGCTGGACGAAGACGATCCGACCTCCAGGGGCGTACACAAATAAACTCAAGGCCCAGCAGATGGTGGCGCTCCACCTCCCCGGAAAGCCATCCGAATACGAAGAGGACCATTTTTTGAGCCTGGAAATTTCTGGTCACCCAACGGACCCGCGCAACCTGTGGCCACAAAGCTACAGCGGGCAATACGGAGCGCGGGTCAAAGACCAGGTAGAGGACAAAATGAAGCGCGAACTGTGCGCTGGAACGATGACCCTAAAGCAGGTTCAGGATTGCATAATCTCCGACTGGATCGCGTGTGGCAGGGCGCACGGTGCCATCAAATAATGCCGTGACCCGCCGCCAGCAAGCCATAGACGCCGCCATCCTGGCACTGAGGTGCGAACCGGAAAACGCACGGGAAATGCTGACGAAGCTGATTGAAGATGCGGAGCGGGGCAAGCTGAAGGAGTCTTTCCCGGTGCATATCGTGGGGTATAATATCGACAGAACCGTAGAGGCTTTCGGAACCGCTATCCAGCGCGGCGCGGCGCATACGTTCGCACCTCCGCATGGTGGCGGAAACTGCACCATTTGCGCTTTGCCGGAGGGCGATCACTCGTGACTCTGATAGAGTCCTGCATTGCGTTTACTGGGCGGCAGGAGGGATTCTGCGCATGGCCATACTTAGACACGGAGTCCAACGTGACCATCGGCTTCGGCATTATGTGCCCTACCGCCGTGGCGCTCGCCAATCTGTTTGGTCTCACGTCACCCGCCGACATCGCGCCCATCGCAGAGCAGTTCAGCGCGGTGAAGTCCAGCGAACCGGGTAAGTGCTCGGGATATTACGAGCAGTTCAGTAAAATTCGAATGCCACTCGACCGCGCACAGGAAATTATGGCGCAGCGCCTGGGTTCTTCCATAACTCAGTGCCGTAAGCGTATCCCCGAATTCGACGCGCTGCCGATTCCGGTCGCCACCGCCGCCGTTGACATCGACTACAACGTCAAAGGCGGTATCGGCAGCTTCCCCTCCTTCTGCGCCGCTGTCGCGCGGGGAGACTGGGCCGCCGCTGCCGTGGAGAGTGACCGACCGCAGTTACCAAAGCGGTCGGCGGATACCAGGGCGCTGATACTTTCGGTGGCTAACGCGGTCTCGTAAAGTAGGGGAATTATACATGTGAGAACAAATCACCTCTTTCGCTCCTCGTCAAAAGCGAGAATCGCCGCTTGAATGCCAGCGGTCCATCCTTTTTCCCACTGGCCCTGCGACCAGATAGCTGATCACTTTCCCGCGCCACCAAAAACCGGGTAGTGGGTCAGTTTGAAATTTCTTTCTATTGACGTTCCGTCCCCAGTTGGGATAATGGGTTCACGTATGCCTGACCGCTCAAAAACACGCCCGCGAGACCCGAACGAACTTGGATTCCGCATCATTCAGGAAGCCACTGGCCAGATTCCAAAGTACGACCCGCGCGAGGACAAGCCAGCAGATCCAGCAAAGAATCCCCACGCCGTTGCGTTAGGTCGTCTCGGCGGCCTCAAGGGCGGCGCGGCGCGGGCGGCGGCACTTTCGCCACGTAAACGGTCGCAGATTGCCGCTAAGGCGGCGGCTAAGCGGTGGGGAAAGTAGCCGTATTTATGACTGACGAACAATGGCAAGCGATGAAGGAATTTGTTCGAGCCTATCATAGATTACACACAGACCACATGCTGCTCACCGGTATGCTGGCATTTAGCCAACATACCGGGAAACCTCCGGAGGACTGGTTGTCGCAACTGAAGGTGCTCCGTGAGCTTCCGGGACACCGTAAGTCAAGCCAAGAAATAAAAGAACTTCTCGCTGGAGTTGAGCGATAGAGGACCGATAGTCGGCTAACTTGGCTTCTAAATAATCTTCCGAAATCTGGCCTGATTCAGTAGCTGGCATCCTACATGACCTTTCATGCTTGAGTAGACGCTCGATACACCTTCGGCGTAAACTCAGCTTGAACGGTCCCTTTGCGGTGTGTCACCACTGCGCTTGGGCCAAGGCTGAGCGGATTTTCCAGATTCCATCGGACGCCCCATGCGCCCGCGTACAGCCCCACTGTGCAATTCCAGTTTACAGGAGAATGCGCATGGAAAATTACTACGGCCCCGGCGATCCGATGTTTGATCGTTTTTCGGCAGTCATCAGTGCCGGGGCGAAAAACCAAACTCGCGACGAATTGCGTCAGCGACTTGATGAGATTTATCCCCGATCTCAACCCGACACATCGTCATCTGATCGTCTGACGCAGCGCCAGCACGCTTCAGCGCAAGCTGAAGCGCCTGAACCTCAATCTCCAGCTTCGCAAGGTATTTGATAACATCATCGCGGAATTTTTCAAATTCAGGAGGTGTTGTGGGCATTCGGTGATTCTATCGCGCTCCGCCCTGAGTTTTTCTTTTTTTCTACTTGACTTATAATGCTTGACCGCTTATACTTGAGATATGAACAAGCTCGACACGGCCAAGCGAACACAGATCGTCAAATGCCTGGTTGACGGCGTTTCCATTCGTGGCACCGTCCGCATTACTGGCGCATCGAAGAACACGATTGCGAAACTCCTGGTGGAGTTGGGCGCGGCGTGCTCCGAATACCTCGACAGGACGCTAGTGAATCTCAAAAGCAAGCGGATTCAGTGCGATGAAATATGGTCGTTCGTAGCAGCCAAAGAGAAGAACGTTACCCCTAAAATGGCGGCGGCAAAGTTCTGCGGTGACGCCTGAACCTGGGTAGCAATTGACGCCGACTCAAAGCTTATCTGCTCCTGGCTGATCGGCAAACGGGACGCGGGGTGCGCGACGGCATTCATTCAGGACTTAGCGGGACGCCTCAAGAATCGCGTGCAACTCACCACCGATGGCCTCAAGCTCTATCTCAACGCGGTTGCCGATGGGTTCGACGGAGACATCGACTACGCCATGCTGGTGAAGGTATACGGAACCGACCGTGAAGGCGAGAAGCGGTATAGCCCCGCTACATGCCTTGGCTGCGAGACCCACACGATCAAGGGCAACCCCGACCCTGCGCACATAAACACCAGCTACATTGAACGCCAGAACCTCACGATGCGCATGTCGATGCGCCGCTTTACCCGGCTAACGAATGCTTTTTCAAAGAAGCTTGAGAACCACATTGCGACCGTGGCGATCCACACGATGTATTACAACTTCGTGCGCATCCACCAAACGTTGCGGGTTACTCCAGCCATGGCGGCCGGCGTTACTGATCGGCTGTGGGCGGTGGAGGATCTGGTGGAGCTACTGGATTGAGCGGGTCCGGTAATTCCCAGATGTACTGAAGACCGTATTGCCCGCGTGCTTGTTCCAGCTGCCTTAGTCCCTCAAAGCCTACGCTAACTGCCGACACATCCTCCGGCCCAGACCCAACTACAGGGGGTGAAATAACTATCAGTTTTGTGTCGGTACCTACGCCGACATTTTTCTCACTGTACTTTTTCGCCTCATAGACCACATACAAGGCCTGTTTCAGGGAATCCCTCGGCGTACAATCTCGCGCGTTCAGGAATACCGCAGCTATGGCCCCGCCACTGCCAACGGTCGCGAAAGACTGATTGAAGTAGACTGACGGCTTTGTTGTGCTGCCGATGCTGACACCGCTTATTACGGGCACTGCGCCGATGAAGCCACAGGCGAGAATATCTACCGCTGCGTCCTTCCTGTACATCGGGCTGCCAATAAATGAGTTTCCGGCATTCATCAGTAATTCAAATACTCGTCCACGGTCCGACGGCGCTCCGTTAGCCAGGAATTCTGACTTTATCCAGCCGTGGAGCTCTTTGGCTCTTACCCAGTCGCCCGACATCATATCTACCCAGCCGAAAGCGAGTTTTCCTATCTTTCGGTTTCCGTCGCTTGATCCCGCATACGAGCCATCCAGTTTCGTGTCCGCACAGAGGACTATCTTCGGATCAGATATTTCCTGGCAAATCGCTGCGATGCAAACCGTCACTGGGTTCCGCTTTCCATTGGGCTTGGGCACAGGATATCGTACTTGCTTGAGCGGTCCGCGCGAGGGTGCCGGGCGTTGCAGAATCGGATGCCAGGTGGGCTGGATGTTTACCTCTCGATAGTGGCGCGGTTGATGTATACTTGCGGGTTCTGTAGCTGTTCGCATTTGTCAATCCCCCTGTTTTTCAAACTGACCCACTACCGGAAATCCGGGCATGCAGGAAGGGATGTTGATCACGACCTATATCCCCTCGGAAGGTTATCCGTCCCCTGCTTCCACCCCGATCCACCGCACTCCACGCAGGCTACCAGCGTAGTCCCTCCAGTCCCATCGCAACCCGCGCATTTATTCTCCACAGAACGGGACTTACCGCAGTAGCAGGATTTTACCTTGGCCCGCCCACGGGCGCTGACAAAAACCTGCGGATGGTTGCTGGCGGCGCAGCGCAGGTATTTCGCCTGGGTGATACTGGCGTAGCGGTTGGTTGTGGCGGCAAGGCTCATCGGGCTGCTCATCGGGTCACCCTCGCTCGTCTGCGGTCGCCCAGTTCCTCGCGGGCCACGAAGTGCTCGATGGATCTCGCGGCAAATTCTCCCACGCGGTATCCCTTAGCAACGCACAGCGCCCTGAGTCTCTTGTGGAGCGGGCACGGTATGTTTACCACGCTCTTGTTTACCACGCTCTTTGGTGTTTTTTCAGGCATCCTGTGTGTCATCATAAAACAATCCACTGGGAAAAGCAAATAAATATTGACACCGCTCCGCTGTTTCGTTTACCATCGTTCCATGCCCGAACAATCAAGGGAGCTCTCCAGGCTTTCCACCGCCGAAGCGCTGCCGATCATCCGCAGGCTAACAAAGGTCCAGCGGGAGGTGTTTTCGCGTATCTGCGTTAACGATGAATCGTACCTGGCGAAGCAAACCGCGCTGGCGCTTCAACGCAAGGGTTTGATCAAGTACGGAATCGTCCCGCGAGGGCTCAGCCTGTACCGCGCCGAAGTGGCCAGCGCCGCTGTGCATATTGCGTGGTGCGAGTGGTGTGAGGAAGCCTTAAGGGAGGAAGCGTGAATCTCGCCCGCCCACTGGTTATCCTCGACACTGAAACGACCGGCGTGGACCCCGTAAACTCACGACTGATAGAACTCGGCGTGGTGGTTCTATTTCCCGACGGCACCATCAAGAAGGGGCAGAAACGCTTCAACCCCGGCATTCCGATCCCAGCCGAAGCGACCACTGTCCACGGCATCTCCGATGCGGACGTAGCCGATTGCCCACCGTTCTCCGCGTGCGCTGCGAAGATTCACAAGACACTGACTGGCCGCGACATTGCGGGCTACAACCTGCGCTCTCTCGATCTTCCCGTCCTCGATGAAGAACTCCGTCGCTGTGGCCTGAAACTCGACCTGGAAGGCGTCAATATCATCGACGCCTTCAGTATCTATCAGAAAAAAGATCCCCGAACCCTCGAAGCCGCCGTGCAGAAATACTGTGGTCGGTCGCATGAAGGCGCGCATGGAGCCGCTGCTGACGCCGCCGCAACGCTGGATGTGCTGAAGGGGCAGTTGGGTATGTATGAGGATCTGGCCGGGATGGGAATGGAGGAGCTGGCGTTGTTCTGCCAGCGAGGGGAGAATCAACCAGCGGACCTTGCGGGCAAACTGTACTTCAAGGACGGCTTCCTGTATTACGGGTTCGGCAAGAATAAGGACTGCCGGGTCAAGGATGAGCCGGGGTTCGGGAGATGGATGTTAGGCAAGGACTTCAGCGGATCGACGCTGGATTGCCTGCGGTCCGAGATGGATAGGTGGGGGTTATGAAAAGGATAATTAACAGAGCCATCAGGTGGTATCTGTCCAGATTCTGCACATGCGAGAAGGTCGTTTTGGACCTGTTTGCGATCCACGGAGAACCTCGCGCCATTGAGGTTAAGTACTGCGATCTATGCGGCAGGCTGCAAACGCAAGACAAGGTCGCAGCCTTAACGCGGCACGCGCCAGTCGAGCGTTTCTGGCACAGTATCAGGCTGCTTAACAGCCCAATACCTGGCCCAGGGTGGTGGAAGTGACCGACCCCACGCAGTCAAGAGCGGATTTCATAGCCAGCAGACAACTTGGGATCGGTGGTAGTGATCTCGGCTCCCTGCTGTCGGACCACCTGCCAGTGGAGTACGGTTGTGCCAGAAAATTATGGTATCGACTTAGCGGTTATCCGCCGGATAGCCACGAAGATGCAACGGAGCCGATGTTATTGGGCAGCTTGCTCGAAAAATACATCCTTCGTGCGTACAGCAGCCACACCGGTCGCAAGGTAACGCAGGTCGGACTGCAACGGCATCCGACCGTGCCGTGTCTTCAGTATCACGATGACGGCATTGCCGATCCCGCCGTTGACGACAGCCCCGCCGTTAAAAGAGTTGTTGAGTGCAAAGGCATTGGGCGCGAGATGATGGCAAAGGTAAACTCCAGCGGCTTGGTTCCGGATTATATTTATCAGGGGCAAGGGGGGATGGCTGCGCACGGGCTTGAAGTATGCGATTACGCAGTGGGGCAGCGAGAAGACCTATTGCCGCTGGTGGCTATCGAGTTAACCGCCCGCATCGAAGGAGATCCGATACCGACGCTCCCCCGCCGCCCGAAGTTGGTTACCTTCCCTGTTGAGCGCAGCCCCGAGATCATCGGACTCATCGAAGATTACGCGCCGAAGTTTTGGGATACGCTCAGGAACGAGCAGAAAATGCCGCCGCGCCTGGATTACCAGGACACCAGGTGCTCGCGATGCCGCTACAGGGTTACCTGTCAGGGGCAAGCCATCATGGAAGGCGTCCAGCCCGAGACATCCATCCCCACGCGCACCGATTTGTCCCCGCTGATCCAACGCTACCGCAACGCCGTGGCCATCCAGTCAGAGGCGGAGGAACTGGTCACCGGGATCGAGGATGAGTTCCGGCAGATATTCGGCGGACATACCGCGTTCCAGGTTCTGGTCACCATCGAGAAAGACGGGCGGTTCGAACAGAAGTGGAAGAATATCCTGTACCGTCTCCAGAAGGGCCGCGAGACGGTGGACGGCAAGCGGTTGGTGCCGCAGTACGATGCGCTCAGAAGGGCGGCTATCGAGGCGGGGGTGCCAGGTGCGGAGTTGACGCCGCCGTCGGGTAAGTTTATTAGGACCGGACTGCCTGTACGGCCACTCCGGCTCTCCGGCCTGCTGCCGCCGAAGCCCAAGAAGGCCGGCGATGTGCCGGAGGTGGATGGGATGGACGGTGGCGACGATGAGTGACCACGAACGGCAGCAAATCCTTGACAAAGCGATACCGATATCGCTATACTTCTAGTCATGCCTGAGCAAAAAATGAAACAGGTCGCCGTAAGGATGCCGGAACCGCTGCGTAGGGCGGCTGTGAAAATGGCCAAACGCGAGAAGATGTCTTTTGGGCGCTTCGTTCGGCAGGCCGTGGATTCGCATATCGAGACCCTGAAGCAGTGGAGACCGACCGGGGATGACGGTTGGATGTCGTCTAAGAACAGCGAGGTTCTGTGAAACGCCAAACCATCTCCGAAACCAGATATCCGACATACGTTCTGCGTGTCACGGCGAAAGGATTCAGGTCCGCGTCAGACAAGAACGCAGTGCTGGTGGCTAGGGAGTCCAAGAATCTGATTCGTGGCCGTTTTGATGGACCAAGGATGGTTCTCACCCGCTCCGAGATCGCTAAGCTGGCGGAGTTGTTTCCGGTGGAGGGAAAATCGTGAAGCTGAAGCACTTTGACGGCAAAACTCGTGGTGGAGCGCCACGCCAGGGCAGGAGACGAAAGGTAATCACATGAAACTTAGAGCGAGTCTCAGCGGAAACCCCGATGGAACGTACCCAGAGTTTATCGCGGTCGCGCTTAACAAGGAAGACTGCATCCTTCTTGTCCAGCACCGAAACGGCTACATGAGCCATAACGGTGACCGTGGTTGGACGAAAGGCACATACGATAAGTGGACAGAGTTGTGGTATTCGATAGCGGAACATGCTGGCGTGGCACTGGATCGCGGCGTGAGCAATGAAGCGAGGGTGAAGTAATGGCCGATAAGGCATCATGCCGCGCAAGGGTACACGACGAAGGTAGGGGCGTGGGCTTCCACGGCTGCTCAAATGCCGCCACCACGGCTGCCGGTTATTGCGGGACACATGACCCGGACAAACAGAAGGCACGTAAGGCATATGCGCCGAAGTGCGCCTACGTTGATGAGGTGACAGGCGAGCCGGATTGTTCAACGACGGTCAGGGGCACGAAGTATTGCGCATGGCACGAGGATTCCGTGGCGAGACGCCGGATACACGCGCAGGCCCGGTCTCAGCAACATACCCTGGCGTGGCTGGAAACCAAGCGTGGGTGCTCAGTGGTCGCGATTGACGATGTTATATCGCGGTTGACGGTGGTGCTTAAAAATACCTAGTTACGGCGGAGACATTGTGACCACCACCATCCCCACCTCCGTATCCCCGAACGTCGAAGGCGCTCACCACGAGACATTGGAAGGGGCGCGGGAGCGGATAAGCTTCGCGCTCAGTGATCTGGAGAACAGTATCCTCATGTGGCGCGATGCCGAAGCGAACTCCGCCAGCACCGGCGCGGATATCGAGGACGCACGGAGGATCCGGTCGGCGCTTCTTTGCTATTGTATTTTGCAAAACGATTAGAAGAGAGGGAGTAGACAATGAGCACACAAGCAGCACTACCCAAGCCAGAATACGGAAAACTATTCGGGGTTACCTACGACAAAGACACAAAGGCTGCGATAGTCCGCGCCCCGCGAGTACTCAAGGTGGGAATCGGAATACCGCGTGGGCGTGCGGTACACGTCTTCATGCACAACGGAGACTGGATCATCCGCTTCGGGGCATGGGAAAACACTGGCGGCAAGCAGAGGCTGGTGATGAAGACCGTCTACCGTGGCGGACAGAACGGCCTCAGTAACAAGCAGTCCGACGTTGAGGCCTGGTACCGCGCCCACAAGCAGGACGCTGCCGTATCCAATCGCCCGCAGAAGATTCCGCATTTCACGTTCACTGCCCGGAATGTCGTTGAGGATGAGGGCGGTAGGCCAGTCGAGGTGTTTGAGCCTGACTTTGACGCGATCTTCGCTCACGGGGACAGTCCAAAGCGCATCCCAGTCATCCTCACTTCTGATTCGCCGCTCAGGCAAAGCGACGAAATGTGGAGTGCCACCGAACTCAAGTGCCACGGAGACGGGCTGCTAGCCGAGCGCGTCATCTCAATGGGTTCAGTGAAAGATCAGTACTGGCAGCAAGCGAAAGATGCTGGACTGAATATGTTTCCAGTCCAGCCCTGCCGCCTCGGCGGATGCCCGTTCTCGGGCAAAGAGTGCAAATTTATGTCAGTTATTGAGGTTCAGTTAGCACTCAGCCTGCGCCTCGGGGCTACCGCCTATTTCACCAGCACAGGCGAGGTAACGGCAAAGCGCCTGTTTTCGTCTCTCACGAGCATCAGGTCCGTTCTGGACAAGATGGGGTACTCGCTGGTGGGCGTCCCGATGTATATGACGCTCAGCAGTTTTCGCGCCAACCACGAAGGGAAAGCATCCAGCCAGCCGTGCGTGTCGCTGGAACTCACCGCTGCCGGGTCGAAGGCGCTGAATCTTCTGCTGGCTGAGAACGCATGGACACCTACAAAGATCGCAGAGGTCGGTCGCCAGATCAGCGCAGCCCCGGAAGATATGCTGGTGGATGCGCCTTCCCAGGTGCTGGCCCCGGCTATCATGGCTGAGTTCTCTGAAGTGGAGTTTGACGATGATGAACCAGCGGCGACCCAGCCCATTCCCGCCGCCGTAAAAACCGCAGAGAAAACCGACGCCATAACCGAACGGATCAGGACGGCGAAGGCCACTGGCGCGGCGGTCCCCACAGACCCCGGAGCCGCGCAGAACGAGGTGCAGCAGGCGGCTCCAGCCACTCAGCAGCCTCCCGAGCCCAAGCCCTCCACCGCCGGCGTCACCTGGTCCGACCGCGCCAGCATGAACAGCGCGTTTAAGCAGCAACAGGAGCGCATTGGAAGGGCAGCGTTCGAAGCACTGGTCAGCACACATGGGATCATGTTCGGATCACTGAAGCATGACGACCCGAAGGCCGGCCAGTTTTATGCGGATCTGGTGGGGTATGTGGTGGGCAGCGCAGCGGCGGTCGAAGACGTCTTTTAAGGTTTCGGCTTCTGACTGAGCCGAGAGCGCCCCGCCGCCGCGTACTCGGGGGAGATGGCGGCGGCGGGGTGTAGTTTTTGAGAGGGGAAATTTGATGCGAATACTTAAGCTGACCGCCGAACATGTGAAAAGACTAAAGGTCGTTGAGATCACTCCGAAAGGTGACGTGGTTACGATCAGCGGGAAAAATGCCTCCGGCAAGACCAGTTTGCTCGACAGCATATACATGGCCCTCGCCGGTAAATCCGCGATCCCGTCCCAGCCGATCCACACAGGCTGCGACCGGGCGCGGATCGAGCTTGACTTAGGCGCTATCACCGTTGAGCGACGGTTCACCGCCTCTGGCACCACGGTAACGGTTACGAACGCGGAAGGCGCGTCGTATAAGTCTCCACAGAAGATGCTGGACGATCTGTTGGGGTCGCTCAGCTTCGATCCGTTGCAGTTCAGCCGCATGGACGCTCGTACCCAGTACGCCACACTGCGGAATCTTGTTAAGCTCGACGTTGATATCGACGCTCTCGACGCTGCCAACAAAGCCGACTACGACGCACGCACGGAGATCAACCGGCAGACGAAGCAGTTAACCGCGCGCGCTGAGGCTATCGCTGTCGTGGCCGCCGAGCCAGTGGACGAGGTTTACCTGCTGGACGCTATCGAGAAGGCCGGGCAGGTTAATGCGGACATTCAGAAGCGGCAGCAGAATCGCGACAAGGCCCTCCAGACGGTATCCGATCTGGCCGTAAAGCAGCAGAAGGCGCGGGATAAAGTCACCCCAACCAGGGAGCGGGCCGTTGAGCGCATCTCTGAACTGGAGAGGCAGATCAGAACGATCCGCGAGGAGATGGAGGCAGAGGTGAGCGGCCTGATGACTGAGGCGCAGGCTGCTGTCGATGAAGCCGATGCGCTCAAGGCCAGACTCGCCGCCGCCCCTCCCCTGCCGACGCCCGTGGTTATCTCCGACCTCCGCGCTCAACTCGACGCTGCCCGCGTCGCTAACGCTGCCGTAGCGCGGCTCCGTGAGCGCGATGCCCTGCTGTTGGAGTCTCAGCAGTCCGAGGCTATCTCCCAGGGCTACACCGCCGCCATCGCTGCCCGAGAAAAACAGAAGTCCGACGCTATCGCTGCCGCCGACATGCCGGTCCCCGACCTCAGCTTCGGCGACGGAGCGGTGCTGTACAGGGGGCTGCCGTTCGATCAGGCCAGTAGCGCGGAGCAGTTGCGGGTGTCTACCAGTATCGCTATGGCGTTGAACCCTAAGCTAAGGGTAATTCGGATCAAAGACGGCGGACTGCTCGACGATGACGGACTTGCACTGTTGGGGCAGATGGCGGCAGAGAAAGATTTTCAGGTGTGGTTGGAATCCGTGAAATCCGATGACCCTGCCGCCATAATCATGGAAGACGGTGCGATTAAAGCCGCATGAGCAGCCCCGCCGCAGTAGCACAACGCGCACTCGACGAGGCGCAGACCGCTGCGCTGGTCGCCGAAAAAGGTTACATGCTCCGCATTCTGTTGTCGGCCCTGAATCATATTGCCTCTGGAGGTAAGCGGGAGACGGAGAGGTGGGCGGGACTACGGAAGGATTCTGAGTGGTGAGCGAATACAACATGACCGAAGGGGCGCACGACAGCCAGCATGAGACTGGCCACATTGAAGATCCGCCTGAGAATGAAGGCTGCATACTCTGTGGCCGACCGACCTGCAACCAAGGATGCCTGCACATGAAAGTCTTCTACCTGAACGACTGCGACTGGTACATCGCTGCAACCCTCGAAGAGGCCAAGGGGCAATGTGCCGCCGATACTGGCCTGCCAGTTGATGAGGCCACCGAGCCAGACGCCCACGAGTTGACAGATGAGGACCTCGACCGGCTTATATTCATGGACGAAGATGAAGGAAAGCTAACCTTCAGACAGGAACTGGAACGGCAGATAGCGACAGGCAACACCAAGCCGCGAATGTTCGCAAGCACGGAGTATTGACTATGAACGCCCACTACCTGCACCTCCCCGACGGCACCCCTACTAAATGGAGTCAGTGCGGGGTGTGCCACTCCGTAGCGTGTCCGGGAAACTTCGATCTGAGTGAAAAATGCTGCACCTGCTACGACTGCGGACTGCCCCTGCCGACAGACGAGCGCGTGCCATACGCCTACGGCAAGGGTCATCGCTTGCTCTATCACCGCGAGTGCGAAGGCAAGCGCCGCAATGAACGTGAACAAAAGAAACTGGAAGAAGCTGAACTCATCCCCGAATACAATGGTCCCGTTTACTGCGACGGTCGGAGCGGTAGTTTTGGCGATGGCTACTTTGCCGACGTGGATAGGCTGGCCGAAGACTTCGAGGGCGAAGACGATACGCCCGAGTTCGCTTTCTGCTGCACGGAGCACCCGTTCCCGGCAATCAACGTCAGTGGGCTGCTGGAGTCCTACTGCGACGACATGGACGATGAGGCCTACGAACGGTTGGAGGGCATCGAGGAACTGGAGTCCGCGTGCGAGGCGTTCAGAGAGAAAAACAGTGGCGTTACCTCATGGTACGTGGATTATAAGCGGAAGGTGCGGATACCGCACGCTGTACGGGAGGCCACCGCATGAGACTTTACGTCTGGCAGGATCATAACAGTTTTCTCGTAGTAGCCCACGCCGCAAACGTGCCCGATGGACGCCGCCTTGCACTTCAGGAACTAGGCGCCCCCGACGGCACCAGCACCACCCGGAAGCGCGCCATCGACTTCGTTACCGCAAACAACCCGACCATCTACATCGGTAATAATGCGGAGTACGCGCTTGAGGAGGAATGGGATGGCGACCCGAAGAACCGGGAGATTGTGGGGATAACGCATTTCTCGTAGAATGTGGTTGACTTTTTATCATGCTAGCTACATAATGACATATCATAGATATAGTACACATCCATTAGCCATACAAACATGCCATCTGTAGCCACATCCACTGCATCCATTAAGCAACTCACAAAGCTGCTTGAACTGGCATCGAGACCGGGAACCACACATGAGGGCGTTAATGCAGCGCAGAAGGCGCTGCGCATAGTAAGAGACGGTAATGTGTCGTCCGATGTGCGTGAGTGCAACAGATGCGATCACAAGTGGATAAAGAGGATATCGCGCGAACCCATGCGGTGCCCTCGTTGCGGCAGCCCCTATTGGAACAAGGAGCGGGTGCGGTCATGAAGCACTTCAAAACCCCCGGCCAGCGCATCGCCGAGGCTCGCCGCGCGGTGCCGCTTACGCTCCGCAAGGCAGAGGGCGTCACCGGTATCTCAAACGCCTACATTTGCCAGATCGAGACCGGGAAAATAAAAAGGCCCGCCGCCCACTTGCTATTATTACTAAGCATTGCCTATAATGTTCCTGTGAAGGAAATGCTCGTTTGGTTTTATCCTGAGTTGCGGGGTGCGTTGTGAGCCTGAAGGGCAAATCCCCATCCAAGCTGGCACTGGCATGATCACCCTCCGCCCCTACCAGGAACAGATTCTCGATGAAACCCGCGCTCTGTTGCGCGTTCATCGCTCCGTTCTCATTTGCGCGCCTCCAGGCTCTGGCAAGGGGTCTCTGATTGCCTACATGGTTCATCGCGCCGTGTCGAAAGGCAAGCGCGTGATCTTTATGGTAAGAGGGCGTGAACTGGTCCGAGATATGAGCGAGCGAGTAACTAAACTCGGCGTTGAGCATGGCGTACTTATGGGCGGCAGAAAGCGCGAACGCTGGCATCCCGTCCAGGTAGCCAGCATCAACACCGTTCAGCGAATGAATCCGCGCCCATTAGCGGATCTGATCATCCTCGACGAAGCGAGGCAGTTCAGCAACCCAACCGGGCGTGAAGTGCTGGCGAGTTACCCGGCAACAAGTAAAATCATCGGGGCGGACGGCACCCCCGCTCTCATTAACGGCCAAGGCCTGGGCGTGTCGTGCGGTGGTATATTCGAGTCCATCGTTATGGGGCCGAACGAGCAGGAGTTGATCGATCTCGGGTTTCTGGTTCCGTCCGTTCCGATTGGCGCGGAGTCTCTGCCCGACGTGAGCGGCGTCGGGATCGTTGGTGGAGACTTCAACAACAAGAAACTAGCTGAGGCGTGCGACAAGGTAAAGCTCGTAGGCGACTCAGTAGAGAACTGGCACCGACACGCAAATGGACTAAAGACTGTTGCCTTCGGGGTTGACCAGGCACACGCTAGGCATATCACCGAAGAGTTCCGCAGGAACGGCGTCGAGTGGGAGTACGTGGACGCCTCGACGCCAGACGATGAGCGCGTGAAGATATGGGATCGTCTTGACAATGGAACGCTGATGGGTTTTTCAAATGTTGCCATCGCAGGTGTCGGCTTTGATCATCCCCGCATAGCCTGCGTGCTGTGCAATCGTCCAACGACTTCGCTGCCCCTGTGGCGTCAGATGATCGCGAGGGCTGGTCGTCCGTACCCAGGCAAGAAACAATGGATACTACTGGACCATGCGGGCAACCTTGTGCGTCCGCAGTTATGGCCATACTCGTTCTTCGAGACCCCACCAATCTGGACGCTGGATGGCCCCGCTAAACCGCCGAAGGACAGCGAAGGTAAGGCGCGCGCCGTGTCGATGTGCAAGCGGCCAGTGCCGATGCCCGACAGCGGCACGCCTGAGTCATTCAAGGGTCCGGTGTCGAAGTGTGGCCGCTATCTTTTGCCCTGTTTTTCGTACTTCCCCGCTGGCGCGGATGTGTGTCCTTTCTGTGGACTGCCGCTACTTCGCGTTGGTCGAGAGATCGAGGTCGAGGCCGGTCAGCTTCAGGATTTATCCGCTCTCCGCGAGAAAGCCAAGCTGGAGGTTAAGGCCAAATCCCCCGGCCAGCAAGCCTACGAAAGAAAGCTCGAAGAACAGTATCTGGAGATTTACAGGAAAGCAAAGACCACCATGACCAGCAAGGGAGTGCCGCACAAAGACGGTTACGCAGCGCTGCAATTCCATGCGACCACAAATCGCTGGCCTCGCAAGGAATGGAAAGAGCGCGCGATTATGCTTTACGGCGGCGGGTCCGCGCGGTCGGAGTTAATGGCATCATGACCTTCTGCAATCACGCCATCCCCGACACGGTCAAGGCACCGGACTTCAAAGGCGCAATCGCCTGCGGCATGATGCTGCCGTGCTACGCGGCACTGCCGAATAAATTTAAGTCTTGTCCGTGCTGCGGGATTCCGATGATGACGAAGAAACAGAGAGAGTCGGCGTATCGAAGAGACCCCATTACGCGCGCCCGCGCACGTCACGCGATCCGATGACCACAATGGCAAATAACGGCGGTTTCTACATCCCCTGCCACAAATGACCATCCCCCACCACATAACCCAAAACAGCCCGGACGATCACGCCTTCATCGTCATTGAGTGCCCCGGCAGGCCAGCGATCTCGATAGACGTCATGAACCATGCCGGTCGTCGTGGCGTTGGCATCCGCGTGGATGGCATGGGAATCTTCCACGCGCTGGTGGATCTGAAGGAACTGAAGCCGAAGGGCGAGGCGTTGTTCCGGTTCTGCGGGATGTGCGGGGAGAAGATTCAGTTACATTCTTCGCGAACGCATAAGTGCGGGCCGGATGAAGGAATTAAAGAGAGGGATATATGACCGTAAAGGTAACCGTTGAACTGAGGGGCGGATATGAAGAGGAAATCGAGGTTTCTGATCTGTCCGAACGATCCCTACATGGGGCATATGCTCAGGCGAGGAGAAATGCCCCACTCGACACGTATCACACGGTAGTGAGCGATACCGAGGATACCGATGCCTAACGGCGGTTTCTATATCCCCTGCCCCTGCGGCCAGACGGTAGTCAGCCCGGAGCGCGTGGCGACGTGTCCACACTGCGGGCGCGTGCTGGATGTGACGGCGTGGGGAGCGGAGCCGGTTTTGATGATACCGGACGCCTCCGCCGAAAGGACAAAATGAATCCTACGCCGAAGGTTATGCGTGCCCCGTTGCCGCCCGGTTTCATGCGCGGCGGATGGTCGGCCAAGTCGATACCCAATTCTGTGGACTCATTCGCGTGGCCCGCGACGAAGTTCAAATGTCCCGGCTACACGGCGCGCGGCGTGGCGCATAATTGCGGCGTCGTGTTCGAGTCTTATACTGGCGCGGCGCAGCGGTGCCAGACGTGTCGTTCAGCGCATAAGCGCGAGTGGTTCCGTCTACGCAGTCAGCAAAGGAGGCAGAATGCTAAGCAGTAATGGTGCATCATCGGCGACGGGTGCATGTTCGGCGGCTGTAGCCACCGGACTCGACAGCAGGGTTCGCGGAGACCCATTCGGAATCATCGCAGCATCTTTCTGGAACGCCAATAAAGAACGCGCTGAGATGCGGTGTGCTCAGATCGGCGATGGCAAAGATAAGAACCTGAAGCCGAACGTCTGGTATCGATACGCTGACCGACTGTCCGATCCTGAAACCAAAAAGCGCATCGACAATGCGCTAAAGCGCTGGAGTCAGTCGCGCGGGCAAGAAGAACGACATGCTTGAGGACCTGAGGAAAGCCGAATTTTATCTGTCGCGGCGCATAGGTACGCTTGAGGTGCCGAAGGCATGACAGGAACGGCATTAGCGCACCACCACACCACCGTAGACGCCCACGCTCTGGGTGTACTGGCCGATGCCGCTCCAATTGGTATCTTCGACGACTGGCACCGCTGGGAGGTGGAATCCCTGACGGCTGAGATTATGATCGAGCGGGCGCGGCGGCGGCGTGGGGATGAGGCGAGGCAGCGGTGGGTATTAGTCGCGGCGCTTGGTTGGGGGATGTTTTTAATTGCGGCGGTGACGAGGTGAGGTGTATGGAAGCAGAGACAGATAAAACTTACGCGCTAATCATGCGCACCTGCAACGCGGACATGCAATCGCATGGCGGATTCCAGTGGCCGGAATCTGGCTATGTGTCCGCCCCGGACTGGTCGCCTGAGCCTGAATGTGGATATGGCCTGCACGGACTTCTGTGGGGCGAGGGAGACGGAGGCTTGCTGGATTGGTCCGAAGATGCGAAGTGGCTTGTATGTCGCGTGGACGTGGCTACTGTAGTTGCCATCGGGCGCAAGGTTAAGTTTCCCGCCTGCGAAGTACTGTTTGTTGGAGACAGCAAGACTGCGCCGGAATTCCTTCGCATAAACGGTGGAGAAGGTCACTGTATCGTCAGCGGCACAGCCACGGCGGGCTACAGCGGCACAGCCACGGCGGGCGACAGCGGCACAGCCACGGCGGGCGACAGCGGCACAGCCACGGCGGGCGTCAGCGGCACAGCCACGGCGGGCGACGGCGGCACAGCCACGGCGGGCGACAGCGGCACAGCCACGGCGGGCGTCAGCGGCACAGCCACGGCGGGCGTCAGCGGCACAGCCACGGCGGGCGACAGCGGCACAGCCACGGCGGGCGTCAGCGGCA